TCGCCGGGATCCAATACGGGATCCACTGCGCCGGAACCGGAACCCCGGGCACTTGTAACGCTCTTTTGTGGGGGACATTGGCCGCAGCAACTGCTGATAAACAGACAATCAATGCAATCGATACTCCCGGCACAGCTCTCTTGACCGGCCCTGGATCAGGCCCGGATATGACCGGCACGGTCGAGATCAACGGCTGGGTCACAACCCCTGGAAGCGGTACGGTTACCATTTCATTGCAGCATCTGAAAGTGGTGAGCGGGACAAGCAAGGTCAAAATCGGTTCCATTTTGCGTTACCGGAAAGCATAAAACAGCTCATGGGCGAATTAGTCGTTACCACAGAAGGCGATAGTCCAGCCCAATTCCTCGATACAACGACAAGTGTTGAAAGCGGCGATCAATACCTCGATTTTATTATTCCCCCGGGGACGATCCAAGACGCGATCGTTGAGCAGGTCGCTCATGGGCTTTCCGTTGAAAATGTAGTTCGTTTTAACGGCACCATCTTTGTCTTGGCCAAGGCCGATACACCTGAGCACGCCGAAGTCGCCGGGATCGTTATCGCTGTCCCAAGCCCCGATATTTTCTATCTTCATTGCATCGGCCCAATGGAGTTTGGTTCCCTCATCCCGGGGAGCGTTTATTTCCTGAGTAACACGACAGCGGGTCTTTTGACGGCTGATGAACCCTCTGATGTCGGGGACATTTCCAAGCCGCTCTTGATTGCCTGCGGGCCGACTACCGGTTACTTCTTTAACTTTCGCGGGATGGTTAACGAAGGGGCGGTGGACTTGTCCACCATCCCCGGGCAAATCGATCCTTCAACTCAGCTTCCTCCGCTCGGGGCTAATCCAGCGGTCAACGTCACTCTGAGCGTTCAGAACGGAAGTCCGACTACCATAACTTACATCCGAAGCGATGCCGCCCCTGCGCTCAGTCAGGCAATCGTTCCGTCTTGGACGGGATTCCATACCTTCAAAGGAGGGATCGGACTTGGCGCAAACAGTACCCCGCCACCTTTGACCGGCGACCTTAACGATTATGCCTTGGCTTCGGGAGCTATCACTATCCTGCGACTGGATGCGGGCGGGGCGGATCGCAACTTTACCGGGATCGCCGGAGGCGGGGTCAACGGGCGCATTCTCTGGATCACCAATATCGGTGCGACCAACAACATCACATTGCGTACCTTGAATTCCGGTTCGTTGGCCGCTAATCAGTTTGATCTTCCTAACGATGTTGTTCTGACGCCCCACGGCGGGATCGTGCTCCTTTACGACGCTCAACCGGGCGCACTGAAATGGAAAGCATTTGGACGAGCGGTGGCAAACACTGGGGTCACTCCAGGCACCTATGATCCGGCAGCAATCACGGTCGGATCGGATGGGCGGATCATTTCAGCTTCCTCTTCCGCCGGATCGGGAGTTCCGACAAGTCGCACCCTGACGATCAATGGCACCGCGTTTGATTTAAGTGCTAATCGATTGTGGATCGTGGGTGATGCCCTCGTTGCCAATCCGCTGTCCCAATTTGCTCCCACCACTTCAGCGCAACTGGCTGGGATAATTTCGGATAAGACCGGCTCTGGGCCAGCTGTGTTTGGGACTTCTCCCAATATTATTACTCCTACCGGAATCGTACGGGGAGATGTCGGGTTAGGAAATGTCACCAATGATGCACAAATCAAGGCCAGTAACTTTCCGGCTTCTTCGGTTGATTCAGAAGTTGCCTTGTTCAATGGGACTGCTGGTAATTCACTCAAGAGATCGGCTTTGACCGGAATTGTGAAACTAACCAGCGGTGTTCAAGGTGCTGCCCTCCCCGGGGATTTCCCGATACTCAACCAGAATACAACCGGCAGTGCCGGCAGCGCAGCAACCCTAACTACCCCGCGCAACATCAATCAGGTCGCCTTCGACGGCAGCGCCAATATTGTCACGCCAGCAATAGGGGCGGCAGGAACAGAACTGCGCTCTGATGGCACGAACTGGAACGCCTCACCCTTTACTTTAGCACTGCCCGGATCGGCGATGAACCGATTATTTTCTGATGGCACGAACTGGGTTGCCCTCAGGAATTATGCGCCCATTGCTCTACCTTCCGCGACAGTCAGTATCCTCACTGCTGGAACACCCGCTGATGTTACCACAATCACGATTCCACCTTGGATTACGCGCTGGACATTCGTAAATTCCGCAGGAAACCTTTGTATTTTTGCCAACACGGCTGCGGGAACGATGGCTGCGGGAGTGGTGCAGTTCAGAACTGCTGCTACGGGTGGAGGAGTAGCCCTTAATTCCACCGCGCTGGCTCCTCCGGTAACTGCTAACTCATTCACTAATAGCGGAGGGACGGCCACAACATCCACATTCACGGTTTCCACAATATTTGTGAATCAAACCGTTAATAGCGCCAACGCTGGAACAGTCACATTTTATGTGGCGATCATCCCAATAGGATTTTAAGCTTATGGGATTTTCCACATTTAATCCAGGCGGAGGAAGCGGCGGCGGTGGTGCTCAGACTGTTCTTAATATGGTTAACCCGATGGACTACGGCGCGTTTGCCGATGGAACTAATCACGCCATAACCGCCCAGGACATTGCCGCTCATACCGGTGGCGGCGAAAAACTCTGGGTTGGAACAATCGTCCGGCAAGTGACCGATGGCGTGACAACGAGCGGCTCACGCACGATCACTTCCGCGACAGCCAATTTTACCAGTGCCGATGTCGGGCAACGGATCGAGGGAGCGGGACTTCCGGCAGGCTCGCGGATTTCAGCGGTTTTTCCTGCAGACCCTACCATGGCCACGGTTAACGTGTTTGGATTTGAAGCGACCGCGACCGCTACCGGGGTGACGTTCTCTATTGGCGATTATATAGCTGGCGATCAGTGGGATTACGTGGCGCTGCAAGAAGCCATCTTTGCCGCGTTCCAGAACAGTACAAGCATTCCAAATAAGAACAACCGCTGGCTTAATAAGCAGCTTTACATTCCCGCTGGCCGCTACCGGGTCAATAAGCCGCCGACCATGTATGAGGTTGAAGGCGGCGTTGTCTTTGGTGACGGTCGGCTGACGACTCAAATCGCCACGATCCGGGCGCAGTATGCGGCTTGGGAATGTAACGGTCTTTGGTTCACCCAGTTCACCGGCATCCAATGGTTTGCCGGTAACGGGGACAAAACAGATCGGCTGCCCCTCTTTGACGTAGACGGTCACTGGGACGGTTTGCACCTGCTGGGGATTCAAGGCAACACATGGAAGGATTGTCACTGGGACGCTTCTTTTACCATGAGTCCGCTATTTTCGATGTGCCGTCACGGCACCAATAGCCAAGGCAGCGAAAACCTATGGCTTGACTGCCACTTTAATAACCCCGGTGCTTATGATCCCATAGCTAACCGAAAGTCGGGAACCGCGTTCATTAACTCCACTTTTAATGCGCTTCAAAATACTTTCATTGGCGGCAATTTTACCCAGCACATTGAAGGAGTGCTGGTCGCTGCGGGTTCGATAAACATGCTTTCGGTCGGGTTTCAGGCAATCAAACCCGATCAAATAGATTACAACGGTTTCGACGTTCATCAGAACAATAGCGCCAATGGACACGTTTCGATGGCGCATTGTCGAAGCGAGTCCTTGAAAATGCTTTCGTGCTTTAACGGATCGGTTACGACGCTAGATAGCATGGCTTTTGACTCTGCCGCGCCTAATGGAGTCTGGGTACATGGTCATCCTTATACCCTTGGACAGATCACTCAAGGAATCACGGGCGGGAACGGCAACGGACATCTCCACATTTGCTGGCAGGCTGGCACAAGCGGCGCAGCCGAGCCTGTCTGGAATGACAGTTTTGGAGCTTCCGGGACAAACGGTTTCACAAGAGAAATGCAGGACGCTGTTATGAGCGTAGGTTCTACCAACGTCAATTCGCCCGGGGGCGGATTCGGTGGGGAAGGCAGTTTTGCCGTGGGGAAAGCGGTCATGGTGGTCGCCGCAGGGCCGTCCAAGGCCAACCTTTACGCAACCTGCACCGCATTTATCGATGGCAACAACATCACCATTGACACCGCCGCTTCGACCGCAGTCGGGGCTGCTCGCTGCATTATCGGCCCAAAAACGATCGATGGAACCGCGATCTGGATGCATGACGAGTATTGTGAGGCGGACTTAAATTCTCCAACATTTGTTCGGAACTGCTCTTTTCGGTGGGGATACATCCGTGCCAACGGAGGCGGTCTGTCGGCGACAGGTGACGCTTATTGGCCCGTTAAATTCGACGGCTGCAACTTCGCAAGGGCCGATGCGCTTAACGCTTCCGGGATGATTAACTCGCCAATCAGCGGTGTGTTTACCTTTCCGGTCGTTACAACCCAGGACGGGAAACAATACACAAACAATCATCTTACCCTCAATGGGGGCTATAACGATGGACAGCTCATGGGACGAATCGCGCCTCCTTCACGCGCGATCGCCCTCACCACAACCTCCGGCACGATCAATATGACCACAATGAGCCGGGCTGTTTATACCCTGACCCCGACCGGTGATTGCACGATCAATTCGACCAGCGCAGCAGCCAACGCCAGCGCGGGCGGGGAAGCGGCTACCTTTATTATCACGACCAGTGGCACTATTTCGCGCAACATCACTTTTGGCACCAATTTTATCTCCGCCGGGGTGCTTGCCACCGGAACTGTCTCAGGCAAAAGATGGACGGTCAGTTTCAAGCTTTTTACCGACCAGATTACCTGGGTTGAAATCTGCCGAAACGGGCCAATGTGAAATGAAGCTCTTATGATCCGTGAACCTATCTGGAGAACAGTGCTTAATTGGACTGCTGTTATCACTTTTTTTGCGCTGCCCGTAATTCTTTTCGTAACCCAGGTCTGGGTTTACCCTAATCTTGAACAGGAAAAAGCGCACCTGGATTATCTACGCGAATTTATGCGGAACGTCACCTTTTTGGTCTTTGGGTTAGCAGGATTAAAAACGTGGGAAGTCATAAGGGCAAACGGCAAAGAAGGAAAACAAGAGCCATCGCAGCAACCTCAAGGGCAACCTGCACCGCGCGCACCACGCACCGTATGAACGAAAAACCAGTTAAGTTACCCAGTCTCAAGCTGCTCCTCGGCATCGACGGTGTGGTTATTATGACCAATGAAGACAACACTTATCTGCAATACATTTCCGATCTGGATATTTGCAACGATGGCAGCGGCCCCGCACACGGTGACCAGCATCATCAAAGTCAGACCGCCTATTACAACGGCGGTAAATATCTCAACGCTGACAAGGACAAATACATCGTCATCCCGCCGCAAATTCGCAGCATGATTGTCCCAGTTGTCATGGGTTGTCAGGGCAAAGTCACGAATCTAAGAACGAACGTGGAAAGCGCCGGGGTGGTCGGCGACATCGGCCCGGACGACAAAACCGGTGAGGCTGCTTATTGCCTCGCTAAAGCAATCAATCCAGCCGTTAAGCATAACAGCGGCGATTTAACCCGTGGTTATCTCTACGAAATTTTTCCCGGCACTCCGGCAGTTGTTGACGGGAAGCACTATAGACTTGAACCAGCTTCAACATGAAGAAGAAAAAACAACCCAAACCCAAACAACAAACAGCAATAGAAAGAAAAGAAGAAATGAAATCAATGTTAGCAATTATCACTGAAGTAGCCGGAGGAGCCGGTCTCAAACCGAGTCATCCGATTGTCATTCCGCCAGGCAGCACAGTGCCCCCCGGTATCTGGGGCGGAGCGGGTGAACCCTTCCCGACAAATCCAATCGTCATTCCGCCAGACGGGCCGCCAATCATCATTTGGGGCGGGCCGCCTTCCTATGTCGATATTGGCGGGCCAGCGCCACAGCCCAAACCGGAACACCCGATCGTGATTCCACCGGGCATCCCAACCGAGCCAGTCCCACCGGGATTTTGGGGCGGTACGGCGGAGCCGTTTCCCACACCGCCGATCGTGATTCCGCCCGGCTCAGATCTGCCGAAGAAATTCACGGTGATCGTGAAGACAGATGAAGGTTGGGTCAAAATGGATTTCGTGCCGGGCGGCAAACCGCCCACGACATCCGGCCCAAAATAACATGCACATATTACCAATAGCAATAGCAGTCGGCGGTCATGGGCTGGTGGGAATCCTCATCACTTTCCTTGCGATGATCGTCGTCCTTGCCGTGATAGCGGGGCTAATCTGGGCCATCGAAACCTGGATTATCAAAGCCCCACTTCCGGCAATGATCCGGCTGGTGATCGGGTTGATCCTGATTCTCCTGGTCGTCATCTGGGCGCTACAGCAATTCGGAGGAGGGTAATGAATGGGATAGACATCTTTAACCCTGATCCATCGCAGTATCGTCTGCCGCCTCCACCGGCAACGACCTCGGTAGATCTATTCAATCCTGATCCGTCGCAGTATAGTCTGGGTGATTCCCCGGCGATGACTGCGGCGGATCGCCAGATTAGCCAGATGAACCAGCAGCTCTGGCATCCTCAGAACGAGGATGATTATCATTTAATTCCTGCCGGAGCCTATTTTGTTGATCCGCAAGACTATCAGATCTACCAGAAAGAGCCGGAGGAGTCACCGCAGCAGCAGCAACGACAACCACAGCAACAACAGCAGCAACAGAGAGGAATTTTAGTCTAATGCCTTCACCCTGGAACCAGGAATTTTGGCGGAGACAGGGTAGTAGTCCGGCTGCCCGAAGGGCACTTCCGCCTAACGTGCCAACGAGAAGGGCGCTTCCTGCTCCTCCTACGCCATCGAGAAGGGCACTTCCGACTACTGGACAGGATCTTCGGCGTATCCAGCAAACAGCCGCTGCACAGACTGCTGTGGCACAGTCGGGGCAGCCGCTTAATGTTAGAACGACCGGTTACAGTGGCGTCCCGGGTGTTGACCCGCTCACCGGCGGCGGGCCGACAGACCGGCTGGGTAATCCGCTTCAAGTTTTTGGCGATCCTAATGCTCCTTTTGCGACTGTGGCCGGAAATCCCAATCTCTATCCTTATGGCACGCCTTTAATTAGCCCTCAGTTTCCAAACCAACAATTCAGTTTCCGCGACACAGGAACAGCCCGCGGGATCCGGGCCGGAACAACAATCGATATTGCCACCGGATCTGGGGAGCAGATGTTTTCGCCGCAGGTTAATCAGCCTAATGTCCAGTTTTCCCCGGGGTATGTAACTGGCCCGGCTACGCCCGGGGTTGTGAACCAACCGCTTTACCCAGCCGGAACCGTTGCCACTCCCCAGACACCGCTTGTGACCGGAGATATTAACACTCTTTTGTATGGACAATATGGAAATCCGTTTGCTCAGCCTACCCAGCTCAATCTTGGATTTGATCCCTCGACCGCTCCACAGGGACTGGGCTTTGATACTTCCTTTGGTTACGATCTTCCTCCTCCGCCTGATACCGGAGCGCCGGGAGGATTTACCCCGGGTATTGAGCAGCCGCCTCTGACAATGGCGACACCTGATCTGTCTAATCTGCCGCCGAGCGCGCTCCAGGCGTCCAATGTTCCTGGTGGCGCGCTTTCAATGACTGATCCAGGGCAGATTCCTTCCGTCGAGGTTGGTGGTGGTGGGCCTATTGGTTCAGCTCCCAGTGGAGCTTCCAATTACAATTATTCTCCTGGCCCAGGCGGAAGCACCTACGTTTACGACGCCAACTGGAACTATGTTGACACGATCCCTGGAACTCAAACTCCGACTCCAGAAACGACTCCTCCAACTCCTTCGACAACGGATATTCCTTCTGCTCCAGCTCTGCCGGTTTCCGATGTGACCAGTGGCTCACCTTATAGCGGTCAAACCCCTTTGACCTCCTTCGCTCCCGTCCAACCGGCAACCATAGGAACCGGATCTTTTTATGGTGGCGGGACAAATTTCGGGAGTGCTTCGGGAGGACTCTATGGCGGGCTGGAAGGTGGACTTTCAACGGGGTCAGTTGGTGGTTTTAGTGGTGCAATGAGCATAGGATGGGGCGGGGGCGGAGGGAGTGCTCCTACTGTCAGGTATTTGTAATGATTGAGGATAAAAATCGTATCTATGACGGGTTCCAGACCCTGGAAAGCGGGGTGGACGCCGGTCGCGCGCCTAACCTGATCGATGTCAACCAGGTCGCTTCAGCTGAAAACATGGTCTTTCGCGGCGGCCGGGCCAAGACCCGACCCGGGATACGCAATTACCCTCTGACTGTCTCAAACGGATCCAACACGGTTGGCGGCCAAACCGCCACTGATGCTTTTTTTAACGGCATGCTCCAGTCAGCCTGTTATTACGCACCGCCCAACGGAACAGAGTGCTTCATGGTAATGAGCGCCGGTCGGCTTTTTCAGGTTACCCCGCGCGAGAACACAGTGACTGTGGCTGAAATAGTCATGTCACCTATCAACAACCCAACTTATACCAATTACATAATTCAGGCTGATAAGTTCCTGATCGTCCAGGATGGCCAGTCACCGCCGATAATTTTTGACGGCGCAATGGCGCGAAGAAGCAACATTTTGAGCCAGGAAGTTCCCGTTGGAACCCTCATGGCCTACGGGATGGGACGCTTGGTCGTGGTGCGTCCCGACTTTAGTAGCATTGTTTTTGGCGATCTTTACGGTTCCCACCCCGAGAAACCTGATCCCGGGGATTCGATAATTCAGTTTACTGAGACAACTTATCTGGCGGAAGGTTTTGATGCCCGGATCCCCTTTGATTTGGGAAAAGCAACTGCTGCGACCTTCTTTCCCCAGCTTGATACTTCTACCGGCAACGGGCAGCTGATGGTCTTTTGCGAGCGGGGAGCGGCTTCTTTCTTCCTTTCGTTGGACAGGAGCCAGTGGAAGACTGCCGCGTTTCAACAGCTGGCTCTTTTGACCACGGGGTTGCGCGGCTGGCGTTCCATTTCCGCAGTCAACGAAGATCTCTGGTTTCGGAGTGAGGACGGATGGCGCAGCTATCGTCAGGCCCGGAGCGAACCGCTTGGCTGGGCGCATATCCCTCTTTCTACCAATGTTCATCAATACTTGGACAACGACACCCCATCGCTCCTGTATCTGATTAACTCGATCTATTTTGATAACCGGATCATTGCTACCTGCAACCCTTACTGGAACAATGGTCGGCCTTATCATACCGGGATGGTTGTAGTGGATTTTGATATCCTGTCCTCTTTCGGAACCAAGTTTCGCCCAGCCTGGAACGGGCGTTGGACGGGGATAAATGTAACTCAGTTGGTCGTCGGTATTTTTGGCGGTGTCCGGCGCGCCTTTGCTTTTGGAATAGATGATAACGCCCAAAACGCTCTCTACGAGATCAGCCTGAGCGACAAAGACGATTTCGGGGACACCGAGATAGAGTGGGAACTGGTCACCCGGGCTTTTGATTTTGGCAAGCTTTACCAAAGTAGTAGTCCCTTTAATGAGAACGAACTATACGATGCCGATGTCTGGTTCAGCGATGTGGTAGATACCCAGACACAGATGGACTTTTTTTACAAACCGGACAATTATCCTCAGTGGATCCGATGGCAGCTCTTTTCCAACCGCGCTAAACTGGTTGGGACACCTTCCACAATCACAAGTGGGGGAGTCCCGGTTGCGACCGCTGGATTTGCTCCGCGCCTTTCCCTGGGTAAACCGCCAGATGATTATGACCCGGCCAATACCAGCCGCCTCTTGCGGCGCGGATACGAGTTTCAGCTTAAACTCAACGGGAGAGGCCATCTCCAGATCGATCGACTCCGGGTTCATGCCCAGCGCACCGTGGAACGAAGTCGGGGACTTGAACTCCAGAAAGGAATTTAATGCCATCACCTACTTTTACTCCCCAGCTCGGGTTACCCGATCCTACCGCAACACCTCTCAACGTGACCGAGTTAGTCACGCTGCTTAATTCTCTCTTCCTTCCCGTTTCGGTCGGAAATTACAATGCCCAGATAGTCACCGGGAGCAATACTCCGGCAGTAGCCGATCAGGATAAGTTGTGGTTTAAGACAAATGTTTCAGGAGCGCCTATTGGGTTTTATATATTCAATTCCGGTGTCTGGCGACCTGTTTACAACGGTAAAATAGGTGAAATAACATCTTTCACTGGTGATCCTACCGTGTATTTTGATGGAACCGGAAAAGGAATAGTAGGAGGACAATGGGACGGGTGGGCGGCCTGCAACGGCAACAATGGCACACCTGATATGAGAGACAGGTTCCTGGTTTGTAACAGTACCTTTGTAGCAACTAATCAACCTGCTACTGTTATTACCGGGACAGCGGCTGCTACCGGAGGCAGTGTTCCTTCAGCTTACACTATTAAGGAAAGTGATCTTCCTACCTATAATCCAATCTTTGCGGGAGCGAATTACAGCGCCGGAGCAGGAACGCCAACCTATCATATTCTTGTTGATAACAACTGGATCAATTATTTCCAACATTCTTCAGTTCAGGATCCAAACACCGGTAACACAAATTATGGAGCGCCTCCCGGTACTCCTCAAACTGTTGTTCCGATTGTTCCACCCTTTTACTGTGTCATGTTTGCCATGTTCATAGGATTCTAATATGGCATCAGGAGGACTTACCTTTGGTTTGGCAGCTCCGTTCCTGGCCCGGGTCGTGGACAACGGCATTTCCTATGATGATCCACGGGTCATCGAGCGCACCAATGCCGCCACTAAATTGATCCTCGACCACATGATCCCGGTCGGGGGGATGGCGACTTACAATGTGCTCGGTGGCGGCACGGATGGGAGAACATTCCTGTTGCCAAAAGAGCTTGAGAACGCAATAGCGATTGAGACCGTCGATAGCTCGACTGTCAACTCGGCTTTTTCTCCGCAGGGCTGGATCGAACTGGTCAATAACTTTGCCTATATCGATCCAAATGCGCAGCATGATAACCCGTTAATCGACCAGTTTTTGCAGCCTGACCCGGCTGACCCAACCATTTTACGAAGACAATATTATTATCCGGGCATTACTACCCCGGCCACTGTCTCTATCACCGGGGCAAAACGCTATCTGCCCATTACCGGCAACAATGATTATCTGATTGTCCAGAACATTGAAGCCCTAAAACGGGTGATTCTTTCCATCGAACGAACCGAGAACAACGCCCCGGATGAAGCGGACAAATATCTCAAACAGGCTCTGGAGATTTTACAGGCCGAGGTCAAAAAACATTTGCTCGATCCGATTAACTCCCTCAGGCGCAAAGCCGCTTATCAGCAAGATGCTATACCAGCAAACGGGTTTGCGATTGGTTCCCTGGCCAATGTCCGTGCGCGCCTGGCCTTGGAAGTGCCCGGGTATCTGGCCAAGGGCAAAATCGAGCTGAATGACGCCATTAACCATGCCCTGGGAACAATCGTGACTGAGGAGAACACACTTCGATTTGCCGGTCGGCTCGGAGTTCACGAAAGCATTACCGAACTAACCTTTGCTTATGCGCTCAATGATTCGCAGCTCTTGAGTGACCTGATCCCGGGGTCGGTTGGGGTCAAGGATTTTGATATTATCCGTCGCTTGTGCGCTTCCTATTTTGCGACTGATCCAGCGCAAGCACAGCCCTTGGAAGACAAAGCGATTGAGTTACTCGGCAAGCGCCTGAGCGAGCGAATGGAGTTTCTGCGTCACAACGATTACACAAATACCCTTAATAGCGCGACAGTTGGAACCGTTGCTTGGACGGTTGCCCGGTTGGCCTTGGAAGTCCCAGGCGGCTTGAGCCTGACTACGGTTGAAATGCAGCGCGCCTTTGAAATGGCTGAGAAGCGGCTAATCGACCTGGGCAAATACAAAGACACGATTGAGCTGTTCACAGCGGATGTGGTGGCCGGGGAAGTCTTTTTCCCGCCCCAGATCGAGTCAGTCCTGGCGATTGATCTGGATGGGATCCCGATCCCGGTGCGGGGCGCGCTCTTTGAATATCTCCAGAACGGCCCGGGGATAGACATCATTATTGGCCAGCGCCTGGTTGACATGGGAGAGGTCTATTTTCCCGAAAACGGCCTGACCCGGCGCAAATATCTGCTGCGCACAACCGACACCATAAGTCACACCATATCTATTGTCGGCAAGATCCGCTGGTATCCCAAAGCGCAGGATGAACCTACTACAATCAAGAATTTTGAGGCGCTCCGGCTAATGACCCAGGCGATTATCCTCGAAATGGGCGAGAAATGGCAGGAAGCAGCCGCGGCATCGGCCAACGCCAAAGGAGTGCTGGACAAGGAACTGGCTGAGTTTTTGGCCGGGATCGAGCACACCATTCATATCCAGACCTACGGATTCGGACTCGGAGATGTGGGCCAGATATTATGACGACTAGCTTGAGGAGATAAGAACATGGCAAACGGAGTGACAGGATATCAAACTGAGGATATCCCGATTCTTTCTGATGTGTTTGGGGCCAAACCAGCAGTTGCTCCATACACCCCGACAATCTTTTCCGAGGAACAGTTAAAATCGCTGACCGAAAACCTGGCTGCGATGCCCAAGATTTCGGAGCTGGGCACTCAGTATTACGATTACATGTCCGGGGCGATGGAGCGCGCCATCCCCGGTTTTGCCGATATCTTAAAAGAAGGCGGCACACTGACTGCAAAAATGGAAAGCACGGCAGGCCAAGAGCTGGCCGGTCAGATTCCGCAGGATGTGGTTGACCAGGTACAGCGCAGCTCAGCTTATCAATCGCTCCTTTCTGGGACGGGAGGCAGCCCAATGGCAAGCGCCAATCTGGCCCGTAACCTCGGGCTAACTTCACTCGATTTAATTGGTGCAGGTGCGAATTTGCAGGGCCAGGCCGGGAACGCAGCACAACAGTGGAGCGGGTTGGCTGCCCGCAACATTATGAACCCGGCTGCCTTTTTCATTAGCCCGCAGGAACAGGCCGCGCAGACTATGCAGAACAATCTTTACACGCAAGCGACCCAGCAGCTGGCTAATAACCTGGCCGCTGCGCCCAGCCCGGTGGCCAAGGGAGTAAGCGACACCATTATTAATTTGCTTGGAGCATATCTGGGTGCCGGGAAAGGCGGAGGTGCCGGAGGAACAGCTCCCAGTTACAGTCCAAGCCAGTATGCCGGTCAACAAGCTTTCGCACCAGCTTCTGGCTGGCAGCCTGCTCAATCTGGCACAGCGGCAATAGGAGCTTCACTTGCTGGCCCGCAAGCTTATCCTCAGACAGCTGATCCTTTTAATGTAGGGGTTCCCGGCGGTTATGGCGCGCCTTCAGGCTATGGAACCACTACTCCAATCCCTTACACTCCGGTGGATTACACAGGGACAACGGCTTTTACCGGGACTAATACGGATCCTTTCAACATAGGAGGATATTAAAGTGGCAAACGGTGGCGGAGGCGCATTAGAAGCTCAACAGCGGATCGCAGCCGATATTCCTTACAAGAATATTGCCCTGGAAAATCCAGCTGACAGGTTCCTGAACGCCTGGAGTATGGCGACCCAGCTCAAACTGAAAAAGAGTGAGATTGAAGGCAAAATGCAGGCGTTGGCCGAGCGCAACCGGCAACTGGAAATGACGGGAGATCTGCGGGAGAGAGAATTTTCCCTGCGCGCAATGATGGATCAATCAAAAATGCAGCACATGGGCGACATGTATGACCTGGCCACGCAACGGCTTGAGTTGGACAGCACCCGGGCCACCAACACCGCAGAAAACCAGCGGCAGAGAAATGAGATTGCGATGGATGCTTTTGATCTGCGCAAGAATCAGGATGAAAGAAGGATAAATGCCCAGGGCGGGATGGCAAGCCTGGAAGCTCAACTCTCCTCGGAAGGTCTAACCCCGGGGACGCGGGAATACCAGAAAGCTTTGGTTGAACGGGCCACTCCTTACCTGCGCGATTTGCCCACCAGTGAAAGTAACGCTTGGTTACGGCAACTTTACAATAACAGCAACACCGCTTCGGAGCGGGAAACCCGCCAACTGCAAATGAAGCAGGAGATGATGCGCCGTGATATTGGTTCAACTCTTTTTGGCAACCCGGCAGTTCAGGATTTGTCACCGCTTCTCCACCCGGAAGATCTTCCCGATGAAAAGGTAGCCACGCCAGGTATTCCATGGCATTTCTGGGAGACAACTCCACCAAAAACTACCGGTCGGAAACTGCTCATTTCAGTCGATGCTGCCGGTCGGCCAATTCAAAAGGCCGTCAGCATGGCTGATCTTACCCGGGCCAGAAAACAGTATGAAGATGTGATGAAAGAGCAGGGCGAGATCGCTCCAAAGATCAATGATCCAGATCTGGGTGTGTATGCCAAACCAGCAAGCACGCTGCGGGATCGGGCGCTCAGGGTGCGGGAAAATCCAGGTGCCAGCGCAGAAGCCAAGGCGGCAGCTGAACAATACCTGAACAACAACCCTTGAAATGCCCGATCCAGACCAGGATTTTATTGATGCGGTCAATAGCCAGTCCAGGCCGTCATCATCCCCGGGCATAACAGGAACTGCTGACCCGGATCAGGATTTTATCAATGCTGTAAGAGGATCCCGTGGTGGATCTGCACCAAATTCCCTCACTCCGCAGACCGATCGGGCGATGCAGAACGCTGCCGCCCAGATTACCGCTGCTAACAAAACGAGTGCCCTGGAGGCTGGTGCCGGTGCTTTTGTCAGGAATGTCGCCCCGACCGCAGCATTTGTAGGTGCTTTGCCTTTAGGTGCAGCAGCTTTTGGAGCACTTGGCGAAGCACTCGCGGGGCCGCCGGGCGCTCTTGTCGGCGGTGTATTTGGCGGTTTAGGTACGGGATATATTGCTGCTGATGAAACTGCCAAAGCGCAACGCGCCCTTGCCCAGCGAATATCGCCTCACGGGGTTTTTTCCCCCGAAGTCGAAGAGATGCAGGCAAGGGAACATCCTATTGCGACATTGGTGGGAGGCTCACTTGCTTTAGGCAGACCCAATCCCATGAATATTCTTCGGGCTGCCCGCACACTTGCCACCGAAGATGGGCAACAAGCCTTGGGCACACTGATCCGAACAAGGAGTGTCGCTGGACTAACCCCGGAGAAACGGGCAGAGGTATTTAATCTACTCAATGTCGGGCAGATGGGATTCTTCAATGCGGCCTTTAACATCAAAACGCAGTTGCAGAGAGGTAATTTTAGCTGGGAAGAACTCGCTGCGGCTGCCGGGACTGGGGCGCTCTTTAATAAGCCGTGGGTATTTTATCCAAATCCAGAAGCAGCTGCCTTACGCGAATCTATCAAGCCCAAGCCCGGTGCTGCGCCGCCAGGAGCTGCGCCCCCGGGGACAATGCCTCCGGGCGGCGGGCCGCCAGGTGTGCCACCTCCAGGTGGAGCGCCAGGCGGAGTTACAGGCGCGCCAGCAGGGGCGGCAGCTCCATCGCCGAGAAATTATGAAGAGTGGATCAGGAGCAGGCACGCCGGGACAGGGATCCCCGCGCCGCCCCTCGCAGCACCAGTTTCAATCGAAGCACCAATCGGAACAGCAAAAGAAATACCAGGAACACCACCATATGCCGTCAAGTCAAGTACTGCACAAATTCAAGGAAGGGAAACTCCACTCGGGGTCGAAGCACGGCCCGAAAGTCAAATCCCGCGCCCAGGCGATAGCGATTATGCTCTCGGAGAAGCGCAAAGAGGAGCACCAGGGAGGGAAGTACCACCGGAACCCGTTTCCGCCGCCCCATCCGTGGCTGGAGCGCCATCGGAGCGAGCATATGAACCGCCGGTAGAAGAACGCCCGCCAAGTCCGTATTTCATTCAAGGTAACCCTAGAAGTGGGTATGGCGTTTTCGATCGGCGCACCAAAAGTCCTCAACCACTTGTTACCAGCGGAAGTCTGGCCAGCGCCGTGCAATCCAAAAATAATCTGGATTCAGCCTTTTTTAAGGAGCTGGCCGGTAAAGCGGTAGAGACAGTTCAAGAGAAAACCGCTGAAGAACTAAGGACGCCAGATTTTGCATCCGAACTTGAAAGAGCGCGCGCAGAGGCCGCTGCATATCACGATCGAGGTCAGCTGGCACCGGTCGCTCTTAACCGGCGGATCCGGCAGCTGGAAGAAGAAGCATCCCCGGAACGCGCCGAGGAAGCACGACTCAGAGCCGAGCATGAAGCGGAATTGACCGCTGGAGCGCAGGAATACCAGGAACGCGGCGGACAAGAGCTGCTTCCTGCCATTAAAGAGCTTGGCGGAATCAATCCCAACTCACCCCATTTTAAGGATCTAGGGGAAGCGTTCCAAAAATCCTCCAAGTTCACGCAAGGCAAGTTTGCCAAAGCGGTCAGCGGCGAGAAACTCAACTATGGTGATCTCTTTAATAAAGATGCTCCTGATGACGATAGAATTGTTCTGGGACTGCGGGCAAAAGGTTTTGATGTAGATACCCCGGGGCAACTGGCTGACATGCTCGATACCCGGCTGCGGTCACCTGAAAGAAAATTCTGGGGAATGGAGGAGCGTGGCCGGGCAGCAGAAGAACCCATGTATCTCACGCCTGAAGGAGCACCAAAACCTCCCTCAGAAGCCGAGCAAGCTCCAAGCCCTATATTGGGTTTCGGGCGGCGCAAGGAAGCCAAGGAGGCAGCCGCGCCTTATACCCCGGGGACAGAGAAACCACCCGAGGTGCTTGACCGGGAACTTCAGAACATGTCCGGGCAAGGCACTAAAACAGTATCCTCTACAATCGGCGCAGACGGAGTTGGTGAGAAAAAAATTAGGTTAACGGCCAATATGGAACAAATGCTGGCTCTCCATAGCGACCAAATGTATAAGAACCCACTCCAGCAAGTAGTCATAAAAGAGCTGGTTCAAAATTCTCTTGATGCTGTCCGGGCCGCTGGAGCAACCGATGAACATCCTTCAATCATTGACATTACCAATAACCCGGACACACGGGAAATCACAGTCAAGGATAATGGGACAGGTATGGATCCTGAAGTCATTGAAAACGCCTTTTTCCAGATAGGTGGAACTTACAAGCCGACTGAGAATCAGAACACTTCCGGCGGCAATGGGTTAGCGAAAACTACTTTTATGATTCCCTCGGACAAAGTGCGCCTAGAAAGCAATAAGAACGGAATTAAATCCGTTGTCGAGGAAACGGGCAAAAATATCGCAAAAGGAGAGATTACGATAAAAAGCACTCGGACTTCCGATCCTGACGGAACCACAATGACAGTCAAAATTCCCGAGAGCTACATTGATGCCAATGGCGAGGAGCAGAAGATCAACTTTATCCGTAATCCTAATTATATCCCGTTTTTTTCTAACGATAAGTATGATAGGCGTCCCACGCTTGGCCCGGTTAGAATCCGTGTAAACGGAGAGTTCATGGATCATCTGGGTGTAACACAGAAAGACTGGCATAAGGACAACAGCTTTCATTTTTCTTGGGGCGATGCTGATGTGTATGTCGATCCATCACACAGTGATTATCCAAAAGCCCACGTTCTGTCTGCCGGGATTCAACAATTCACAATCGGTTCGGGTGAGCTATATGGTGGTTATGGCAAACCCACGTTTCCCCATGATGTTATTATCGATGTCCGTTCCAAAGTAAAACCTGCGCACCCTGATTATCCATTCAACCTTCAGAGAGAGGATTTCAGGGGAAGGCGAGATGCTGACAAAGCGGCGATGATACAGTTCATGCGCCGAAAAGCGACCGAGCAACAACTTTTGCAGGCACAGGATACCTTCAAAAATCTCCAGCAACTTCCTTCAGTGGATCCGACCAAGGATCTTTCTCCTGAAGATCTGGCCAAAGTCCGAGAATCCACCTCTGGCAAACAGGAAGTTAAGCCTTATACGCCTGAAAAAGTAATCAGCACTGACGTTGGGGTCAGGGATGTGGTTCTGCATTATGAGAGCGGAAGGACTGAGGTAATTCCCAGGGAGAAGTATGTCAAGCCAGAGGAATCAACTTTCCAAGCGGAAAAGGAAGTAGATTACGAAAAAACCAAGCTTGATGTGACCCAGATGGATCCGACCAAGCCTTGGCTGCATAATAATACCAATGTTAAATACACTGACATTAAAGGTGCGCCGGAGTTACTGGCTAAACTCGGCAATGCCCTGACCGGGTTCATGCGGGAATTTGGAAAGGTTGACGGCTATGAAGATTATAGCCGGACTGATCCGGGTGGATGGTTTGGCGGGATTTCTTTCGACAAGGAGTATCGCGGTCTTAACATGGTGAACCCGTTCAAGGCTGTCTGGTTTAACCCGGGACTCATGTCCAGTGCTGCGATGAAAAGTCCCCGAGCTGCTGCAATAGAGACTTTACAGATCTTCATCCATGAGTTAACTCATATGAATGCGCGCGAAGAAGGGCCGGGATTTACTTCAGAGCAGGTCACTAATTTTGCCCGGATGTTTAACGCTGGCGTTCCTCTTGAGTTATATGAAAAAGCCCTAAACAACATCTATGAAAAACACTGGGACGCCATCAACCAAATCGGTGACCGACTCAAAGACTACAATACAAAAAATGCTGCCACTAGTTTCAAGGGTGGTGCAGCCCTTGGCCCGGAACCCGAAAGAGCACAAAGAACTGGTGAAGGTGTACCTGGAGTCGATGTACCGGGGGATGAACGACTTTCGGAACAAAGACCAACCGGCCCTGGACGAGCTGAAACGCCAGATCGCAATGCTGGGGCGATCGGGGACATCCTCGCCGGTAAAATCGCTACCGAGAAAAGAGGCGCGCCCCAAACAGCCCCGGGGGCAGCAGAGCGACCTCCAACAGTCGCAGAATCTCCAGGAAGAGCCGCTCCCGAACCCACCGCTCCAGAACGCGCCGAACCTTCCCCCGGAGTAACCAGACCGCCAGCACAACCAGGTGCTGCTCCAGCAGCGACTTCGCTCTTTCCCCTTTCGCAGCAACGCCGCCAACCAACCGGCCCGCAACCCGCTCCGGTTCCAACCGGCCCGGTCGCTCCGCTGCCACCGGAGAAGGCAGCCGAACTAGGGCGCACCAATACCCTGATTGAAACACAAAAAGACAAACCCCGGCCTTTAACCAGTGAAGAACATGTTCTCTTAAACAAGCGGGAAGCCGAACTTCAGTCGCAACAGAGCAGGATTGCTGCCGATCAGATGGATGCTTTCCAGCGCGGGGATCAGGCCAGAATTGCTGAAAACGATGTCAAGTATTCTGAGACCCTGGACAAGTTGCAGGATATCCGCAAAGCCCGGGAAGTTGGCCAGAAAGGACAGCAGGCCAAGCAGGCTGCTCGCGTTGATTCCCCGACTCGGTTTACTCTTGAAAAGATGCTCGACGAGAGGCAGGCGATCGAGAAAGGCCGTCCTTTAACGAAATTTGAACATGAGAATGTGGTACGGGAATACGACAAAATTAAGGAAAAACAGGACGCGCTTCAAGCTTACCTGCACAGTCCCAAAGCGACACAATTCTGGGAAAACCTGCGCAAACAGGCGGAAGCCTACCGAAGCGGTAAAGGCAAACTGGAAACGCTTATGCCCCTTAGCAAGGAACACTTGGCCAAAGCAGCTGAAGCGAAAAAGGCAGAACAGGACTGGATCAATAAACTTGCCCAAGCTCGACGGGACAAACTTTCCTGGTGGCAAAAAAGTCCGGACTTTATCATCAAATGGCACCGGGCATGGGTCATTTCCGGCATTCATTCGCTGGAAAAACTGGGTGTTGCTTCGGTTATGGGGACAGTCATACTGCCTGCCCGGGAAATGGTTGGAACTGCTCTCAAACATCTCCCTGTTGTTGGCGACGTTATTAGTAGAGTAGCCGCACGCGCGCCCCGGGAAGGTTACGGGTTCAACACGCGTGCCGAAGCAGCGGCTTTTGGGGAGACGTGGAAAAATCTCCTCTCCGATTGGGGTAAGAATATCAGAGGAGAGAAACCGGATTTTGAAAGTGTTTTTGGTAGAATGCAGGATCTGCCGCCGGAACTGCAAAATTATGTTGGTTTTTTGCATACCGCGATCAAATCGCCATTGGCTCGCAATGAATGGACACGCTCGTTGATTCATCGCGCCGAGTTTGATGCCCGGCACGGAGTTGATATTACCGATCCACTGGTTCAAATGGACAGGGGACGACTGGCTTACGAAAATTCAGTTTTCTGGCGGTTCCAAAACAGAGGGCTGGTCACCACTCTCTATCGCAATCTTTTGGCCTCATTGGCCCGCGCGGGAGGTGGCGCAAAGTTAGCTTCTTACGCTATTCAAGCCGAATTGCCTGTGGTTCAGGTTCCGAGCAATATCCTGGCCCGCATTTTTGAAGGAGTTTTTGGCACTTTCACAGGTGGCGGAAAAATAGTGGGAACGATCTTGGGCAAAGGGATTGAAAATTTGAAACCCGCTGAAGCCGATTTAATCATGCGCAACTTAAAAACCGGAGGACTCGGAGGTGCTCTTACCCTGCTGGGTATTTTGGCTCCACAATATTTTGGCGGGTTTTACCGGGAAGGACAAAAAAAACAGCCCGGTGAACTTGGCTTTGGGCAGGTAAAAGTACCGGAAGGCGTCCCCGTCCTTGGCGGCAAAGTTATCCCGGCCTACATTCTGGATAACCCTTTCCTTATCCTGCCCCAGTTTGGAGCAACTATTCGGCAGGTTGGAGATGCTATGCTGCGTAAGCGGGATACGGAAACTGCCGGTTACTGGCTCGGCACGATGGAAGCTGTTTACGCTGCCTTGACCGAGTCACCCTTTGTCCGTGAATCGATCGAGATCAATAGATTGCATGATCCCCGGGTAGTGGGCGATGTTGTGGGTGAACATCTTCGTTCGTATGTGATTCCGATGCTTGTCCAACAGGTGGCTGCGATGACTGACCCGGCAGAAAAGCGTTACCCAACCGGTTTCACAGAACGGATGAAGATGGGTCTCCCCGGACTCCGCGAACAGGTTCCTGATGTTCTACCCCGGCCACAGCAACTGGGAGTCAGGCGCAGAGGGCTGGTGCCATCGGTTCATCTCAGAGCGAGTGGCCGCCGCTAAAATGGATCTGAAAGATAAAACGATCCTGGTCAGGGATTATGGATTATTTGCTTCATGGGCATCCAAGCTAACGGCTTACTTCGGGAGGGTTCTTTATTACGCTCCTTTCAAATCCGCCTTTCCCCGGAGTCAACAATACGCCATTGGAACAGGTCTTGAAGGAGTGGAGCGGGTAACAGATTTCTGGGATCATGTCGATGAAGTGGACATTTTCTTTTTCCCGGATGTTTATGACGGGGATTTACAGGAGACCTTACGGGAAATGGGTAAACCGGTCTGGGGCAGCGCCAAGGGCGAGGAACTTGAGCTGATGCGCTGGCAAACCAAGCTGTTCCTCAAAAAAGATCTTCATCTGCCCGTCCAACCGGTAGAACGCATCATCGGTCTTTCCGAGCTGCGCGAGTATCTGGGGGAACCGGAAAACGAAAACAAATATGTCAAAATCTCGCTGCTCCGGGGTGATGTTGAAACTTTTCATCATCAGAACTTCCTTCTTTCCGAGCCGATCCTGGATGACATCGAGCAGAAACTTGGCCCTTACAAGGAGAGCAAAGAATTTATCGTGGAAGACGCGATCGATCAAGCGATCGAGATAGGCTATGACGGGTTTACCATTGACGGGCAGTATCCCGACCCGGGAATGTTTGGGTACGAGATCAAGGATGTGGCTTATGTCGGCGTTGTCCGGCCTTACGAGGAGTTGCCGGAGCCGGTCAAGGAGGTGAACGCAAAACTGGCTCCGGTCTTTGCTGACTACAATTATCGAGGATTTTGGAGTAGTGAAATAAGACTTCAAAAAGATGGTAAGCCGTATCTGACGGATCCCTGCTGTAGAGCAGGATCTCCTCCATCAGAACTTTATCAGGAAATGTTCTCAAACTGGGGAGATATAATCTGGTTCGGAGCACATGGCGAGCTAGTAGCGCCCCAACCAACTGGGAAGTTTGGAGTAGAGATACTAATCCATAGTGCGTGGGCCGACCAGCATTGGCAGGCTGTTTATGCTGAACCCGAGATTCGCCAATGGGTGAAACTGCGCAATCTTTGCCAGGTGGATGATACGCTATACGTCGCCCCGCAGGTGGTCGGGTTGCCCGAGATAGGTGCGATCGTGGCGGTGGATGATTCACTTTTGGGCGCGATAAAAAAGCTGAAACAATACTGCCAGAAGATAAACGGTTACTCTCTGAGCCTGAACCTGGAACGAGTGGCTGAAGCTATCGACACGATTAAGACCGGGGTAGAAAATGGCATACCTTTCAGCGACGAGACCCTTCCAACTCAGGCACAGGTCGCCAAAGTGCTTGGTAGTTAGCCCCATTTCTTAATTATTCGTAGCAGTCGCAGGGTATTGCGCCGGACATTGGAGAAATAGATCCCGGTGTCGGTTGCGTTCATCAGAATCCACCATCGTAACCTAACAAAAAACCGCTTGTCATGGGCATCTTCCCAATGGACTGACCACGGGAACCACATGTTCCTAATGTGGTATTTGATCTTCATTTTGTTTCTTTTTACTTTTTGCGAGATACCAATCATCGCGCAGGATGGAATCCAGTGTGGAAACCGGTGGCACGATTTTGAGTTGGCATGAGCGGGTTTTTTCCCTGAGCCATTTGATGAATGCAAAGAGTGGCACTCTCATTTCTTTATTCTTTTCTTTCTCCTTCTCTCTTTAAGCCCGGCATAAACCAGGGCTTGCATGACGTTACATTTGTTAGCCAAGCTGGAAGCGGAAAATTCTCCGATGCGTCTGACGTAATGGCGCATCTGTTCCTGGGTTAGAAGATCGTTCGTATCCGGGACTGTCTCATCCGGGACGGGTGCTTTGACTGGGACGCACAGGATATCATACATCGGGCTGGTGCTGCCGCAGTTTTCCTGGATGATTGAGTAGGAATAATCATGCGCTTCCAGCCAGTGGAAAATATCCCCGGGGACATTTCCCTGACGGCGAAGCGCGCCAAAATTTACTTCGATCACCATGACGGGCCGGTTTGCAGTAATTGTCGCTTCTGCGCCTCGCAGCACGTTTGGCTCGTAACCTTCCACATCGATCTTGATGAAGTTGGGTTTGATCTTGAAATCGTCCAATCGGCGCATCTCCACATCGGCTACCTTCATGTGGGTTCCGATGTAGCCTCCCCCGGGCTGACCGTTATTGCCCGAGAGGGGAACTTTTCCGGTTTTATCGCCCAGAGCTACCTCATACAAAAAAACACGGTCTTTATGGGCGGCAAGATTATGGGACAGACACTCAAATGAGAGTGGGTTTGGTTCAAAGGCATAGACTAACCCGGCTTTGCGGGCGTAAGCGATTGCGTGATCGCCTATGTGGGCACCAATATCAATTACCCTGTCGCCTTTATTGATGTGCCGCAGGACAAAGGGCAGGAAGTTTTGGTCGTGGTCGAGGCGGTTTTCTGATTCTACCCAGCCACTTATCTGGTCGCCTTCCAGCGCCCAAATATCCCCGGGCAAGATCTTGATACGGATTGTCTTGCCGGTGAAATTTGCAGAGGGAGTTTGCCCTTCCGAGTTCTCTGCAATCCGCCCCGCGTGATCGCCGCCGCTCAAAATCTTTTCCCTGCGACCCTTGATTTCCTCGGTCAACCCGCCGTGGCTCCAGAGTTGATCCACGGTTAGTTCCGGCCAGGGATCTTTGCTGGTGTCAATCCAGTGAAATTTATCCCGGAAAAACTTGTAGGCAAACGCGCCCATGCAGTTGAACTCGCTAAAGGCGCGAAAGGGACGGTTTTTGATGTAGGTCTCGGCATCAACGCCGTGCTGCGTCAGGATGAATTGCCTGAACGCGGCGTAGAACCAGCGGGGAAAGATGAACGGAAACCGCCGCATGAACTCAAACTCGGCGTTCTCGCCCATAAACTCCCGCATGACCGAAAACCAGGGCAGACTTTTCTCGATTTCGCTGTTTGGAGTAATCATCCAGCGGGGTTTGTCGCCGATCAGATAGATCTCCGGGGTAACCGGTCGAGTGAACATGGTGTCACTGTCGATGTGCAAAATCCAATCGGCGTCAGTGAAGGTGTCGGCGTAAACCTTGTAGATTTGCTGGGAAAGATAACCATCCTCGCAATACTCCTTTTTATCGTCGATCACGATTACCTTGCGAAACCCGATCGCAAAGCGCGCGATCGAGCGTTGGCAATAAGAGAGCCATTCCGCGTCCTTGGCGTAAGTCTTTATAAAAATGTCGCAGATAGGCGACGCGGCTGCGGGTTGAACGGTCGCCGCGTCATTACTTTTCACGGTTTGGATCACCGGCAAACCACATGTGGCATCACCTTCTTTCTTTTTTCTGAGCAGGTCGATCAAGCTGCCGTCTTTTGAAGCGTGAAAGAGAACTGCTTCCTTCCGAATCTGGGTTTCCAGTTCGTGGGGATCACTGTAAGGGGGATGTCGCCAAGCGTGCTCGATCAGTTTGGTAAAATGTGCCCGGGGAACGATCTGCTCGCGTCCAGCCATGTCCCACGCGGTCTCATGCGCGCGATAGGCTTCTCCCGCGTAAGCGTGGAGCGGATTGGGGTAAAATCCCACGCCTGACATATGGAGTGGAATGTTCTCCACTTCCACCCGGTCGCCCATGAAAGGCTTTCCCGCGCGCTTAAATTCGGCCTCCAGCGTGTCGAGCCAGCCCTTTTGGAGCGGAATAGCGTCCGGCTCCATCCAGAAGAAATAACGCCATTGGGGACGGCCCTGAAGCGTTCCCGAGGCGAGTCGGAAAAAGTAATTGGCTCCGGCGGGCCAGCCGTCTATTTCCGCCCCGGCTGCCAGCGTTTCGACGTTATCGAAGGCTTTGAAAGCTTCCTGCCGGATCGAGCTAACCAAGTCCGGGGTGCATCGTCTGTCGTGCATCAGGAGGCACTGGTGACCTTTGCATCCGCCCAGTTCGTTTATCCACTGGAGGTTTTGCAGGGCCAGATCCTGGTCAGGGATGCTGAAGGGGAAGACAACAATCATTCTAATGGATCCTCTCTTTCATAAAGCTTGTTTTCGCCGGGTTGAAGCCTGAAATGGGGATCAAGCCCAGAAACAAAATCGGGTGACATAACATCATTCATGGGGATGGCAATCGTGGTTTCAAGTGGTTTTTCTGGTTCTTCATCGTTCATTTATATGACCTGCAAGAAAACCTGCAAGAGTGTGCAAGGCATTGCAAGAAGATAGGAGCGTAAAAAGTATGCAAAAAAAAAGCGTCTTGCAGGTGTCAATTTCTATAAATACCTGTTTTTCTTGAAGTTGTAAAAAACTCTTGCACCTTGCAGTGGGTATAGACCCTGCAAAGTGCAAGAAACGTAAAAAGTGCTGCAAGAAAAGCTGCAAGAGGCTGCAAGAACTTATTCATCTTTATCCGTAAGTTTGTATTCTCCACGGCTGGAGCGTTCAAGCCATCCAGCGTCAAAAGCTTTCTTGGCAAGCCTTGAGATCTGGTAATCGGGAATGTTCATTACCCGTGCAATCTCGCTCGGTTTGGTTACCCCGGACTCGATCACGGCGCGGAAGACATCGATCGTGTGTCCCTGAACACAGCTAACGCTGACCAGATCTTCCGATTCGGTCACCAGATGCCAATCGTAAACCGGGATCTTGTTTTGGGTATTTCGACTATCCTTGGTGAATCGGGACACGAAGCGAACCCCCCGGACGGTCTCAGCATCCTTTTTGGAATCGTCCAGAACGATGATCCAGAAAACATTGTCTTCCCGCCGGGAAGTGCCCCGCATCTCCCCGCTTCGTCCGGCGTGGTGAACGATGATAACGGCAATCTTTTTGCGCCGAAGGTTCAGAAGCCAGTAATTGACCTTTTCCCATGAATCGGCATCGTTCTCCTTCATTCCAACCCCCAGCGTGGAGAGGTTGTCCAGAATCATCACTTTGATGCCAAGACTCAGGCATAGTTCAGTGATGGCGTCCTGAACGTGCGGCAGCGTGATGTTGAGGGTTTTGGTCGCGCGATCGAACAGAATTTGGTGGTTGAGAAGGAACAGGTTGTTGTTGACGGCCTGCAATCCCTCGATCCGGCTCCGCATCATGTCCGGGGGCATTTCTCCGTCAACGTAAAGAACTTTTGATTCGTTCTCTGCTTTCCATTCCCCGAACTGACCGGCTGTGGTGAGCGCCTGGGTGATCCCAAGGACGAACCACGTTTTGGCGCTGCCCCGGGGGCCAAAGATCATCCCCAGGTCGGCTTCACAGAACCATTCATCCAGAAGTTTAGCCCGGGGTTCCAGGAAAAGACCGCGTAGCTCGTTGGTTGTGACGACCGACCGGCGCAGGACACTGACCCACGGTTCCTCTTCTTCTTCCGGCGGTGGAGCTGCCAGTTTCTCGCCATTGAAAACGACGCCCCGGACATATTCCGATTTGCCGATTTCACTGCGCAATACCCGGTTAAAGGATTCAACCACATGGGCACAGGACTGGTGTTGGCAGAACAGGGTGGGCACGGTTTCCAGGTAAAGGATGGTGTGTTTTTCCGCGCTTTTAGCCGTGTGAAAGCTTTCCCCGGGGCAATTACAGAAGTAACCACCCTTCTCCGGCGCTGGTCGCAGTTCTCCCAGGAGCCTGACTGCTATCAGTTCGCGCCTTGTTGCATCTGCATGCAGTTTTTCATCGACTGCAAATGTTTTACTCCGTGGTAGAGGATCGGCTGGCGGAAGCACTTCGTTGCCATCCTCTCGGATCCATAGATCCGGGTCGTAGGTAAAGAAGCAGATCCGGGCCAGATCCTTGCATTTCTGATCGATCTCGATTTCCAAGGATTCCCTCACGTTTTGCTGAATTGAGCGGAACGAATCTTCATGGCGCGCTGGATCGGGGAGCACGTTAAAGAAAACCTTCAGGCCATCCCCGGACGGTGAAAGCGCCACTGCGTGGACAAAGGGCAGCGTTTTAAGTATCTGCCTGATCTCCGCTAACCGACTCCCGAGAGTATCCATGTCGGCGCAAAGAAGGCCGGAGTATTCCACTAGCGCGCCATTCTCGCGCTTTGAAAATGTCCCGGTGGGCAGGAAGCCCGGCAGTTGCAATTTCAGTTTGGCAATGGATTTCTTGGCCTTGTCCGGGCTACCGGTAATGTCTTTCTCGGCTTCGTAGCGGTTGCGGATCAGGTTGATCTTTTCCTTTAACCCGTGTTCCCCGGAACGGGTTACCCGCCAGATTTCCTCAAAAGAGATTGGATGAGTTTCAGTCTGATCGCAGCGTTGCACCATCGAAACAGTCACTCCCATAGGCATCACCCTTCCTTCTTCAAGTGTCGATCCCGTATATCACGCAAGCACCGATCCTGTTTGGGGCTTAAATGTCTGTGGTTAGCTGCGTCACGGATAAATTGCCGTTCCCATTCCGAGAGCTGCTCGACCTTGGCCAGCTCGGAGAGGGTATGGTCGATCTTCTGGCGTCGCGCGATCGTTTCGGGTTTGGCTACCCAGCCCAGGAAGCGTTTGCAGTCAACGCAAAGCTGTTTGGCAAAATGTGGCCCGCGTTTTTCCGGGACAATGACCCGGTGCGGGTGTGAGCATTCGCCAAACAGTGTTCCTTGCTCGGCGGTCATGCGTCCAATACTCCAGAGGATGCTCCGTGCTTTGCGAGCGGATCAGATGCCGTAGCACCTAAAGAGCACACGAAGCACCCGCTGGAATATTGGATGCCATGATCCTCTCGCATGAGAAAAAAGATAATGCGGAAGAGATTTTTCTTGTCAAGCCGGAATCTTTAATTAATTTTTCGTTTTGGTTCTTACCATCAGGTTGAAACGTGAAGAGAGGATAGTACGACAAAAGTTGGATCCATAAGGGGTGTGGGGGTTGGTGATTCTCCTCTGCACCCCCTTCTTTTTTATATGGCAAAGAAAAAAATGAAAAAAAAGGGTGGCAAAAAGCCACCCATGCCTTACTGAAATTCTCCCGCTTTTTTTCGCTCCCTAGCGTGGTTTCGGGGACTTGGCCAGTTTACGCTTGTGGCTGGCCGCGATTGACCCGCTCAAGTAGTGGAAGGGGTTTTTTGTTCGGACATTTTTGCCCCGGCCAATGGCCGCTGCCCGATCCATCATCTTTTGGTTGCGCGGGATCGAAGCAATGTTAGGGAGATGCAATCGAGCAGCGTTCATCGCTTTGCGCCGATTACTTTGGCTGGACGGGTTTTATAGCCGGTTTTGGGACTGCCCGGGGTAATGATTCCGGGGCCGGGTTTGACCGTGACATGGGCCATAGCCGGTTCAGCGGTCGTTAGCGAAGCGGCTCCGCCGGTGTGCCGGTTGATCCCGTAACCGCCCCCGAAACTTGGTTTTTGGAAACTGGTCTTCATGTTCCCAAGATTGGCAACCCTCCCCGGGGTTGTCAAGGGATTTTATTCCTCGTCGAAGTCGCGCAGCTCGTTCCGTCGCGCCATATCGTTAAGTTTTCGGTCGCGGCTGACATCAATGAAAAAGAGGATAGTAAGGACGAAAAAAGCACAACAGAGGCGATAAAAAAGATGACCAAGGCAGTCATGGCGGTCATCGTTGGATTCCCAAAATCTTAGCTATGTCGCGCCTGAGAACGTATCGAGCGTTACCGCGCCCGGAGTGTTGATCTGCGTAACGGAGCGCACGGAGCAGCGCGGCGACAGTATTCATTAAGTCGGTTCCAGCCCAAGCTGGCATGTCTCTGCTCATTCTGCGGCCTTCAATCTCATCCAGCTTGGCGTTGATCTTGTCCGAGTCGCTCATTTGCCCTCCAGAATCTTCGCGATGTCGCGCAATGGTTTCCGATCTGCCTCAAACACTTCGGGACAGAACTGTTCCAGCGCCCTTCGCAGCGCGGCATTTGATTTCATTAAATCAGTTCCAGCCCAAGCTGGTATGTCTCTGCTCTTCCTACGCCCTTCACATCCCTTAAGCCATTGCGTGATCTTGTCGTGGTCGCTCATTTCTTTTCCTCCTTCGGTGGCGGCAAGGCAAGATGCGATAACGAATGTAGTTTCATCGCGATTGCTTCTGAGTCGTAAACAAGAATGTCACCAACGTAGATTTTAAGCGGCGCAGCGTAGGTATTCGAAAATAGTCGCGGGTCATGCCCACTTTCTATAGTCACATGCTTGATTCTATCTTTGTCAGTTTTCATTCGCCCTCCATCAGCATTCTCGCCTCGCACCTTTGCAGGGCGGTGGCGTAAATTGCGCCAAATTTCCGCAGGTCATTGTGGCACATTTCCATAAGTATCGACCCGTGATCTCTCTTTTGTTCTGACGTTAGCTTTTCTTCCCACTCATGGCAGGCGTTGAGGTCGAAAATATCGTAGTTCAGATCGCCAGTCATCCGAACCATGCCTTCCTTAATTTCTTTCTGCGTCATATTTTGTTGATCGAGGCGTGTTCTCCGAAATAAAACGTGGCGGCGACGTTGTAAGCTATGGCAGCTTCTTTTTCGCTATCGAATTTGCCGACATATTTAGAAACCCCACGAACCATGATGAATACCTGCCAAGGTTTTCCTTTCCCGATGTTCCTGCTCACTCCTCGGAATCTAGAAGTCTTGCCTTGTTTTCGCCGGCGAGACGCTCCGTTTTCGTGATGATTTCCGAAGCGTAGATTTTCCTTACGGCAATCCAGTCCGTCTCCGTTTCGGTGCATCACCATTTGCCTTGGTGCTGCATCCATCACAAACCGATGAAGCAAAATCCGTTGAGATAGACCATTTCCAACCCAATGCTCATGAGCGGCGTATTTCTGACCGCGTAATTTTTCAACGTGCCAACTGCCGTGCGCTCGAACTCGCTCATCGTCGTCGGAATCAATCAAAGCTGACAAACTATTTCCAAGGTAAATTGCAACGCTCATGGTGTAAGAATTAGCGCCTCTGCTTCTTGGAGAGCCGTCGCCGTTGCCGCATTAGAAACATCATCTATCGGAACGATGTCACGACATAAAATTAACCACCATCGCTGAAATTTTTCCTTTGGTAGTTTAATCAGGACTTCACGCATGGCGTTTTTATCATTCGGGTAGTCGGGAACAAGTTCGTGTCCTAATACCGACATTCCCCACATTTCGTCTGTCGTTTCGTCAACTTCGCAATGTCGAAATCCTTCCAGCTCCGCAATCTTCATCCGCACGGCTTCCTTGTATCGGTCGAGGGAAACAGTGGGTCTATTGCCACAGTAACGTGAATCTAAATCGTTGTGCGGCAATCCGAGAATCTTAGCTACATCAGCACGTGGTTGTGGGTCGCTCATTTTGTTTTCCGTAGAAAGTATCGAGCTAATCTTATCCACGGTTCTCTTTCTACCGAATCCATATCTCTCCATGTAGGACGAAGAATTCTCTTCCCCATGAAAGATAAATCTTAAACGACGAGAAAGTTCTTCTATCGTCATCGGGCGCTCATTTCTTTTCCTCCTGCCGTTGCCTTCGGCGCGGCTGTTCTCCGGGTTTTTTTCCTCCCAGCCACGCGCCCAAGAGAAGCGCGATAAAGGGGGCAAGCCCGATCCAAGTTAGTACGAGAATTGCCCACATTTACTTTTCCTTGGACGGCGTTTGATGGATGATTTTTCCGTGTTTCATAACGACACCGCTCGAATACGCGATGGTTTCCTCTTGCGGCGGCGTGAAGATACAGTTACCGTGACATTCAGTCAGTGGGCGACCGCAATTCGGACACTTCTCCTGCGGCGGCGTGATCTTGTGCCAGTAATCGAATTGAGGGTATCTTTGTCCTAGAAAGTTAGACGAGTGAATAACCAGATAGCTTTTTTCCCCGGACTTGATTAACACTGGCAAGTCATCCGGCATCGGTTCGCGTTCGGTGCGCGCTATCCATTCGTCGCTCATGTCATTGTTAATAGGTTGAGCTATCCAGAGTTTTCATTACTTCGCGCGACATGGCCAGCATCGAGCGACATGCCTCAAACCGGGCAAAGACCGCTTCCCATTCAGCAATAGTGGCAGCGGCATCGGCATACTGAGTTTCTAGACCTTTGAAGCGTTGCAGGTAAACCGGGCTAGACCGGGCAAGGTTCTCTGCGGCAGCCACCGATTCCCCGCGCTGGATAAAGCGCACCTGCTCGTTCGCAAGCGCGTTTTTGCGCTGATCATTAGAAAATTCCTTGACCTGTCGGGCGCTTCCCACCATCGGAGCAAGGCTACGCATCCGAGTGATGCACTCCTGCATCTTCTGTTGAATGTCCCTGATTTCCTTGTCGTCTACGATGGGATTATCTCCTTTCGATCCGCTGACCAGTGATGTGAACGGCACAACCATCTAACATTAAGCCACACACGCAACATTGGTGATCGTTCATTTGGTTTCCTTGTGTTTTTCTAGCCACTTTTTCTCAACATCGAGACCGAAGTCGCAAAACGTCTGCACCGGACAAAAATCCAAGCAACGGACAGGCTCGGCCTGCCGCGCCTCGATGAAAAACTTTTTACTGTCTCCCGGGGGAGCCGCTCTCATGGCTTGAAGCATGGCTGCTTCGGCCTGATCGCGGTTACTGAAAATGCGCACCGCGCGCTTGCGATCGGAGCGCATGACAGCAAACCCCGCGTCCCGCTGCCAGCGTTCTTCCTTGGTGCAGACTGGTGGACTGGTCGCCTCGGCACGGTGTTTCTCGACCCGCGTATTGATATAGTCCTGCGCTCCCCCGACCGACCAAGCTGGGAGTGGCATGACATGGACTGCGCACTTGGGATAGTCCGCATCCTTGCTGTAGCGCGCCTGACGCGCTTTCCAGTCTTTTAAGATGGCAATGTTGACGATCCGGTTGACCACGAAATCGTTCGTCCGCATCAGGTAAAGATTGATGTTGGCTTGTTGCTCCCACTCCTTGGTATCGCCCAGCATGAATTTCCAGACACTGGTCTCTTTCCAGTCGTAGAGGGTTCCATCGGAACGATCGAACAGGTCAATCTGACCGCTCACCTTGGCCCCGGTCACGGGCATGACGGTCTCAAAGCGTTGTTCGACCAGATAACGCTCAGGATTGGTCTTGGCGATGCGTTCCAGGACAATGTGCTTGGTCTGTCCCTGAAAGGCCCAAACCCGGTCGGAGACATCTTCAACCAGATCGGCTTCATGCTTGCGCGCGTAGGAGAGAATCCGGCTGGGCCGGATTAGCTCGGTCGCGGTAAACTCGGCATCACCCCGGACATACTCATCGGCGCTGACAGCCGCCACGAAAGGTTCGGGCAGATCAAATTTGTTGAGTAGCTTCACGGCTTATTTTTTCCATCTCGGTTTTCAGTTTTGCAGTGGCTTTCTCCATATCGTCAAAAAAGACAATCATGGCGTCCATCAGTTGCATACTTCGATCAAACATCTGCTCATTGGTTTCCCAATGAGCCTTCTGTTCGGAGATGGGCGGAAAGTCATGCTGCTTCAGATCGTTAGTGATTTTATCCATAAATTTATTGATATCTCCTACGGTTATACTCATGTTTTAATGTTGACGAGCGCAGGATTAAGCACTCCCTTACCTTCGTTTGCTTTTTCTCCCTCGTCGTGGATTTGGTTACTGATATTCCATTTGCGGCGAAACTCCTCGCCGCGCGAATGACAGTGCGAGACCATTTGCGCAACGCACCCTGCCATGAACCCGGTGATTCCACCGGCTTTGATGTTTTGGTCAGCTTCATTGATGATTGCGTCTGGATCAAAGTCACCCGGACGTTCATCGAGAAGTCGCATGACTTCCCGTGCTACCTCGACACAGGCGGCTCCGTATCCATCGGTGTTGATAGTTACCCATTCGTTCCAGTCTTCCTCTTTTATTATTGGCATGTTTGTTGGTTCTTTCTCACCAAGGGTCTGATTTCCCTTCCCCGGGGTTCTTTGTTTCCCCGTCTGTTTTTGCCTTGTCCTTTGGCTTAAAGTATTTTCCGTTCCCAAGGATCGGCATCTTCTCGCCCTTGTCTCCCCTTTGCTTGACCATCCATTCTCCATAATCGGAGTCCGGGGTTTCAAAGAGGACTAGGTCAAGGTAGCGACCTTTTTTTCCTTCAAAGAGTCTCTTTTTGTCAATCTTATCGACGTTCACGTTGCAGCTTATCGGCATGGTGTAGTTTCCTTTTCTATTCTGTGGTTGTTGTTTTGGTTTCTGTCGGGGGATGGTGTATCGCGCGCTCGCTTAGGCGTTCCCGGCGCTGGGCCAGTAGCCCGGCTTCAATCAGGATATACTCCAGTTGCGCGAAAGCGGTGCATTCCGGCCCGTTGGGGAACGGATTAAAGTTTTGGTGTCTAGTGAGCAGGTTCCACCTTTCGGTGATCTTGCGTTTTAGTTCTTTGTCGTTCATTGGTTAATAAGTATGCTAAGCTGGTTGGTATTTGTTGTCAAGGGGTAAAATAATATCTGGCCAGATCAATCAGATTGGCTAGAAGATAGGCCAAGCAAATCATTCCAAATGCAGCCAAGAGATATATCCAAGACCTGATTAGGCGTTTTTGGTTTTTTATCTTCATTTTTAGTGGTTGGCCAGCCATTGGATCACTGCAAGGGTGACGAGCCAGAAAGCCACTCCGAGTGCTATAGCTAGGCAAAAGGCGATTGCTGTGTCCAAGGCTTTCATGCTGTTCGTTTGATATGACACTCTTTGCCTTGCCGCGAAACTTGATAGCTCCGGTCGCCGTATGCGTCTTTCAATCGATCCGCTGAAGATTTAGCGTTGAAATATTCTCCGCGTGGCAGGGTGACGGTCTCTTTTGGTTTCATCTCGTCCATGCAAGTGTCGTGTCTTTGACCAGCGCGATCGCTGGAACCTATCTATCATTGTTTTCATGCGCTCCCCGGGGTTGAGGTCATAAGACTGGTGCGGACGTTGCGGGTGAAATGTCTGAAGCGTGGTTTGCGGCCTGATCCGTCTTTGGCATGTCGGACAGAATCATAGGCGCGCTTGGTTCCGAGCGCGGCGCTTGGTGAGCATGGACTAAGAATGTATTTGCCTTCGTCGTAGCCCGCTCCCCGGTCAAAGGAGGTAATTTCCCGGCTGACCGTGCCCGCGTTCTTGTAACGGATGGCCACTGTTTTAAGGATGATGAAGGAAGTGGTGAGACCGATAATGACTCCATCAGCGTGGAAGCAGCGTTTGGCTGCTATGGCCAGCGCGCAGGTGCGATGGCTGCGTTTGACAGCCAGCGCGTTATCCTGCCGGGTTACTTCAACAATGGCAGGTTTGCGCGCGTCAATTACCGCGTTTACCTGCGGGAAATAACGCCGCACCAGAGCGAGTGATGATGATATGTGTGTTTTGTGTTGTGTCATTGTGATTCTTTCTTCCACTGGCTCAACGCTTCGCCGCAGTTGGGGCAAAAGTTGAACGTTGCTTGGGTTTGCTGTTGGGTTGGATCGGGGAAGACGATTGGTGTGAAGCGGCGGCGGTAAGGATTGGGCTGGCGTTGGCTGGGTGCCGAGTTTGACTTCCGAGCATTTGGCTTTGGAGTATAACCTTTCTTTTCTCTCCATTTCCGGGCGTAGTCGCGTCTTTTGGCCAGCTTTTCCTCGCGCGAGAGGCGACCATGTTTCCTTACCCCGGGGATAATTGATCTGGTATGGGTGCGGCCTATGTGCATAAGCAGAGCGGCTTTATTTCCAAAGATCCGTGGACAGCGCGGGCATTTGACCCCGGAGAGCAGGTTGTCGATTAGTTTGATTTGGTTTTTTTTCATAGGTTGTATTGGTGGTTTTGTTACTTTTTGTGCTCCTGTTCCCATTTGGCGTAGCCATCTACCCGTGGCAGGAAGCAGACTTCGTTGTTGGCCAGACCTTTCAGGTCATGGGCCAGTGTGGAGAGGATCAGGCTTTCCCGGTCACCGCGTCCGAAGGCGAATCGGAGGTAGGCTGCGCTGTCTTTGATGTAACGGGTTAGCTTTTCGTTTTCTTTTTTGAGTTGGGTATTTTCCTTGCGTAACTCCTGCTCAAAAAGAGCAGCATCTTCATCGTGAGAGAGTTTTGTTTTGGTGATTTTCATGGTTGTTAGTGTTGGATTGCGCTTGCAGTGTTTTAAGTTTCTCTTCCGCCGCTTCCGCGCGAGTTAAAGCTTGGTTGCGTTGGCGCAGCCATTTCTCGGCGCGCGCGCCGACGTTTTTCAGATCCGCCTTGAGAGTTTGGATTTGCATACCCAGCAACATCTCGCATCCCGACAGAGCGGCCTTTGCTGCGTTGCGTTCTATCCGCAGCTGGTCGATCACCCGGCCTTGCTTGAACAGAGCGTCCTCAAGTCGATGGACATGTGCTTTCTGTTTACTTAGCCGGATCATTTTGTTAGTTCCTGTTGCAAGAGCCAGTCAACTAGTTGCGGAATGATGGCTTTAGGAAATTCGATCATGCAGTTGCCTACCCCTCGTTTGCCGACTGGTTGGAGTATGATTTTGTCCGGGTTCATCGGGGCACAGGCGATTGCATAGCCGTGGAATGTGCCGTTGCGTCCTGTCCAAAGGGGCGGAAACTCCGTTTCTCCAAAACAGATGGTGGTAGCGAGCCTTGAACCTGCCGCCCCGTCCGAGTGAATAGACGGAGCGGCTTTTGGTTCACTCTCTGCCATCGGAGTTACTATTGCCCCACTAGGTGGCTTTTCACTCTCTGGCGAGATTGGTTTGGAAAGGGTTTGCCCGCCGCGAGAGTCCGCAACCGTGCGCGGAGGACTTCCGGCAACGACTTCGTTGGTTGTCCGCGTTTGCAGTGTGCTCTCTCGCGCTTCGCCGCCAGCCCTCGCTTCAGACAACTCTGCTTTCGCAGCCCTGATTGGAGACAACTCTTTTGGCTCGGCCAGCACAGGCGCGGGCAAATCTTTTCCTGCTTCAGAAGGGCGTCTTATTTCCTTGTATTTGACGAATTGGACTTGCAGACCCAAATCAGTCGCGGGAACAGGCACCCAGCCTGTCCCGTTAAAGAACTGATCGCCCTTCTCTAAAATTCGGTTCTTGGTGAGGGTCGTCATTTCACTTTTCCTCCGTTTGGGCCGCACTGGCCGTTGACGATAGCTGAGCCACCGTCCCCGCAGAAAAGCGGCGTTGTTGCTTTCGCAAAACGCGGACAGGGTTCGCAGTTGTTCCAGTATGAATGGTTCCGCAGCTGGTCGAGTTGTGTCGCCTGATCCAGTCGGCCAAGCTGATGAAATGTTTTTTCGTCATGTGGTGATTTTTTCTTGTTAGGTAAATTACCAAGCTGCTTGGTATTCGTCAAGGAATATTTTCATTTTATTTTTCTAAACTTTTTTGATGGGTGGGATTGCTCGCCGCCAGCGTTTGATGGCGGCTTCGCGGTTCATCTCGCTGCGCTTTGGGTGCTGGCCGCTTTTTTGTCCGCCTTTGCGTCCGATCTCGGTCAGGAACTTTCGGATTGTTTCATCGTTTCGTTGTGTTGGCATAAAGGCGTTTATCTCCCGTTGTCTCGGTGTAGCGTTTGATTGGGCTTGCCCGTTCCTTTTTCCTTTCCCCCGGTTTTGGAGTTACGGCTGGATTGGGCTTGCCCGTGCCGCTGCCCCTGCCCCCGGTGCGCGCTGGGCGGCGGGGCTGGGTGCTGAAGAATGTCCGGGGGTTCCAGGCGACGACGGGCGGCGCGGGCTGCCACGCTTGCGCGGGCTGCTTCGATCCGCTGAAAGTGTCCGGCGCGGGTGAGCGTCTTTGGCCGTCCAGAGTTGCGGCGGCCAAGCTCTGCCATAACAGCGGAAATTTGCTTTGCTGTGGGTCGAGTCGATTTGTCGCTGCGTGTTGTCATAACGTCACACTGTGACAGTGGAGCAGTAACTATGCCAAGCAGCTACGGAATGTCCAATTTTATTTTTGTTTATTTTCACTATAAGAGAGGCTCTCCTATTGACACGGAAACCGTTCCCGTTTAAGCTCCCGGCAATGGATACAACACTGAAAATGAGTCAATGGGCTGAGGTCTTAGCGATGCTCAGCAAACTGCCCAACCCGCCACGCCGGATACTCCTATTCGGCCCGCCGGGGACAGGCAAAACTACCTACGCGCTTTCACTCTCCGAGCAGAGTGAGCGCATCACATTAACCCAAGGCCAGTTCCCTGACGCTCTGATGGGCAAGTTCCTGCTTAAAGACGGTTCCACCTACTGGTCATCGGCTGCGGCTACCCGCGCGGCGGTCAAGGGCTGTCCCCTTGTTCTGGACGAGATTCACGAAGCGGGTGCCGAACTGGACTCGACGTTGCAAGCGATTCTGGACGACGAAACGGTTTGTCGTCTTAATCTGGATAACGGTGAAACGGTCACACCGGCGGAAGGTTTCCGCGTCATCGCAACCATGAACGGTTCGCCCGACCAACTCAAGGAAGCGGTGCGCGACCGCTTCGACATAGTGCTAAAGTGCAAGACGCCCCACCCCGGCATCCTGCGACGTTTGTCACCCGAAAGCGCCGCTTACATCCTCAATAAGATGCTCAACGAACCGGATAACGACCAATGGGTACCGACGCAGAGTCCCCGGCGCTTTCTGGCGTTTGAGGGGCTGCGGGGTCAAGGTGTGGCTGACGAACTGGCCGCTGAACTGGTCTTTGGCGAGGGGCAAGGCAAGACGCTTCTCATGGCCTTAATCGACGCGGCTCGCAACAACCTGAGGGCGAGCTAAGATGAAAGCACCTAATAAGCGCACGGTGCGGGGAGCCATTCGGGGTAGCGTCCCGGGTGGCAAGCTGCGCCAAGCGCAAATCAAGCTCGCCAAAGTCGAGCAGAATAAGCTGCCGATTGGCGGCTACACGCAATACGCTCCTAAGGGTGGCGCGGTTATTGAGATAGGAGCGCCTGTCATGGACGACGCTTTCGGGGTCGCGGTGCGCGGCCATGAAACGCGCCATGCCACGCGCCATAAACCGGCGCGCAAAAAGCCGATGACTGCCAATGAGGCGATCGCTTCGCAGATAGTCGATGACGTTAATGTCGAGACTTCACCTCTCCCGCGCGGCCTGCGTGGGCTGCGCGCCTATAAACGCGCGCATTGCGCGGTCGCCATGCGCGATATGCGGGTCGTGGCGCAAAAAGCGCGCGCGGTAAAAGCTGGCAAAGCGCCCGATTCAATCGAAACCCGTAACGCCAATTTGCTTTCCGTCTTGCGTTCCAGCGCAATGTTGGGCCATTACGATACTGAGGGTGGCAAGAGCGATTGGCAAGGTCGCGCAGTAGCAAGCAAGGCAATCGGGGATAAGATGTTGGAAGCTTTGCACAAGGTGATTGCTCTTGCCAAGTCGCGCCGGCACCGAGCGCGCGCGATCTCGATGCTCTGTGCGCTTATGGAAGAGCCGGAGCCGGACGATCGGGACGGGGAAGAGGGCGAAAGGGACGGGGAAGAGCCGACTTTGCACCGGCCTGAAGAAGGCAGCGCGCTGGAGGGGCACATGCAAATTGTCGATCTCCGGCCAAAGAGCGTCTTTTGCTGCCGGGAAAAGTCCATCACTCGCCGCTACGCTCCCAATGGCGTAATCATTAACGCCACGCGCTACGTTAACGCGATCCTAAACGGCGTCTCTGACGGTCTCTTCGCCCGCCGGGTGCGCCTCAAACCGGGCGGTACCGTCTTAATCGATGCATCGGGAAGCATGGGCGTAACCGCTGAGCGATTGCTCCAGCTGTGCGAAACTATCCCCACCGCTACAGTGGCCTATTATTGCGGCCACGACGGCACCGGCAAAGGCAAGCTCTGCGTTTACGCGCTAAAAGGGAAACGTTTCGCAGATCAACTCCCCGTTTCCACCATGATGGGCGGCAATGCCGTTGACCTTCCAGCAGTGCGTTGGATGTTTAATCAGCCGCGCCCGTGGACGCTCGTCAGTGATCTCGCCTTCTGCGGCGGAACTCTCGGCTCGGAGGAAATTGCCCACGCGCTGGTCGAACGCGCCACTCGTCGCGGCGAGCTAACCGTAATCCGTTCCCTCGACGCCGCATACGAAACCTTCAGCGGCTCCAAGCAAATGAAGTAAAACACCCGCTAACATACAGCAGGAATCAGGAAACAAGCCCAGCTTTGCACGCTGGGCTTTTCCTTTCCCTCAAGTATCCACTCAGCATACGTTCCCTTTTTATTCCCCTCACCCGTATCTTTTCCTAAATCTCTCCGAGATATGGCATGAAAGATGAATTCTCAATTTCCATGCCAATCTCCTCTGCGCCTCTTGTCTGAGTTGCAGCTTTTAATGGCTGTCCTGACATGATCGCTCAGCGACAAGCATGCTGGCAAGGCGATTAGCATGCTTTAATGCCATCTCCAGAGGGTGGCAGCACCAACCCCGGCACCAAGGAATGCTTTTTTCTCGCGTTGGGGGGGTAGGGGGGGCAAGTTACACAGAGAGTTATGATTAGGCCGAAAAAGGGTAGGTTTTTTTAGGAAAAGTTTTGCATAAAGAAAGGAGAGAGAGTAAGAGGGAGAGAGAGAAAGGAACTTTATGGGGATAGAGGAGAAAGGGAAGAAGCGAGGGCGAGCTGGGAGGATGGCGGACAAGAGTGCTATAAAGGCGTTAGTGACGGTGTATGGGATACGGGAGGCGACGCGGATGAGTGGGTTACCATTTGGGACGGTGAGTGGGTGGGCGTTCAAGTATCAGTGGAAGCGGGCGAAGGTAGGGATTAAAGCTGGGGGAGAACCTAAAGGACTTGATGCTGGGGACATGTTAAAGGAGGCGTTAGAGAAGAGCAAGGAAGCCTCCACATTGAACCTGGCAAAGTTTACGGAGAAAGCTAGTCTGAAGGCGGCGGAGCACAGGAGGCCGCTGGAGATAGCCCGCAAGGTAAAGGATGTGGCGAGTGTTTACAGTACTTTATGGCCGGTGGAAGAGCAGAATGGGTTAATAGAGGGAGGGATCCTGATAGGGACGCAGGAGGTGAGGCTAGATAGCAAAGAGATAGAAGAGGCCAAGGTAGTAGAAGGCAGGGTTATAGAAGAAGGGGAATGATACCTCGGACAATAGCTAGGATTGAGCGGTGGGACAAGGCTAAGGTGCGCAACGATCAGGTTGGGGACTGGGTCTTGGCTGGGGATTCGATAACTGTGTTAGTGGTGGACGGGTTGCCTCCCGAGAGCGAGTTAATGGTAGGCGTGCATGAGTTAATGGAAGCGTTTCTTTGTCGGCGCAATGGGATAAGTGATTCTGCGGTTAACGCTTTTGACGCGCTTTTTGAAGAGGAACGCAGGGCTGGGAAACATTCTCTGGAGGCTGAAGCTGGGGATGATCCGCGTGCGCCCTATTTCAAGGAGCATCAGATGGCGACTTTTGTTGAGCGGGCGGCCTGTCACGCTTTGGACTTCACCTGGGTTAGGCATGAGCAGGCGGTCTCTCACGCGTTGGGCATTACCAAATAGTTGCGCATAACAACACGCTATGTATGGACTAAAGTTTCCTACAGCTGATCGGCAGGCGATTGAGCTGTATTGTTTTAGTCAGGGTGCGCCTTTAAGTCCGGGGCGTTTTACTCATTTGCGCAACGCGATTGACTTAATCTGGAACCGGCTTTACCCGGACTCTTTTATCTGGAACGATTGGAGCGAGCTGCTCATGCGCTCTTTTTCGGAGCACAAATGGGTGACCGTGACTGGCCCTGCCGCTTCCTGGAAGACAACCAGTGCCGCTCTTTACGCGCTTGTGAGTTTTTATGCTGATCCGCGCAACACGGTGGTGATCTGCACCAGTACGACCTTGGACGGGCTGCGTCGCCGGATCTGGAAAGAGATTACTCGCTATCACAGGCTTCGGCCTCTTTACGGGCACATGGTGCAAAGTCGCAACGCCATTCAATATAGTAAGGGGCATGATAATGCGGGTGTGTTTGGGTTAGCCACTGATAAAGGCGAGATAGATAAAGCGATTGGGAAAATCATCGGCTTCCACGCCAAAAAGATGCTGGTTTTTGTTGACGAGATGCCTTACACCCCTGAAGCGATCGTGGAAGCCTGCGTCAACTTGGAAAGCGGTTCTTCCCGGTTTGAGTTTAAGGGTCTGGGTAACGCCGATGACCACCTGGATCCTCACGGGCGGATGTGTGAGCCAAAGGCAGGCTGGGAATCAATCGATGTGGAAAGCGAGCAGTGGGAGACTCGCCGCGGGATCTGCGTTCACTTGGATGGACTCAAAAGTCCCAATGTCACTGATAAAACCAAGTCTTACCCGGGCCTGCTTACCCAGGAAAACATCGATACCGCAACTGCCGTTTACACGGTTGATTCCCCACAGTTCTGGCAGATGCGCCGGGGGTTCTGGGCACCCGAAGGACTCCTTAAAACCGTTCTTTCCATGCCCATGATTACCCGCTCAGAGGCTTTTTCGGGTTGCTCATTTGACCAGCAGTCAACTCCGCTGGCCGGTCTGGATCCGGCCTTTGAAGGAGATGACCGCTGCGTCCTGCGCTTCGCTCGCTGTGGCGAGGTCGAGGGCAAAAACACTCTCCTCCTGGGCGAAAAACTCTTTATCCGCACCAAAGTCACCCCCGACGATCCGCTCCATTACCAGATTGTGCGCCAGGTCAAGGCCGAATGCGCTCGGCGTGAGGTCGCTCCCTACTATTTCGCGCTTGACTCAACCGGCGAAGGCGGCGGCCTTGCTTCCATTTTCCAAACCGAATGGAGCCGGGAAATCTTGTGCGTCGAGTTTGGCGGCACCGCGAGCAAAAATCCCGTTTCTTCAACTAATTCCAAACCCGCTAACCAGGAATACGACCGCGCTGTGACCGAGCTGTGGTTCTTCTTTCGCCTCCTCCTCCTCAACGGCCAGATCAAAGGACTGGATCAGGAAAGCGCAACCGAGTTCTGTCGCCGCTGGTGGTCGATGCGCGGCAGTTTAATCGCCCTGGAAACCAAAGCTAAAATGAAAGATCGCACCCGGCGCAGCCCAGACCTGGCTGATGCGGTTGTTGTAACTGCCCGCTGCGCCGCCGCTCGCTGCGGGCTGTCTCCGCGCGCTCGCTCCCATACCCAGAAAGAGATCGATTCACCCTGGAAACGCTTCCTTGCCAAACGTTCTTTGGACGTTGAGTATGCCAACCCTTTGTCTCTCTAACACCTGGGGGCCATGCCCGCCGGATGGGTTTCGCTACGTCTTTCCTTCGGATGGTTACGTCGTTCATGCTTGGACATATGTCGATTGGGTGCAGGCAGCCAAAAATCATCTCCAGGCAAATCAACTTGAGATCCCCATTAACCTGGAAGCCCAGATGCAACATCAGCTCTGTCTCACTCTGCCCCCGGGCTGGTGCATGTATGATGACCCGAACCGGCCCCGGCCTAATGTCTCTCTCTCTTTTAATGATGTCGCTGCGGGTATCGAAACTTTTTCAAACTGGATCGCCCAGGGCAGAGAAGAAGTCCCTCAAACCGAAGCAGAGCGCCGTGCGCTTGTCTGTTCTCGCTGCTATCTCAATGTCAACGTAACCGGTTGCTCGGGTTGCCAGCCGATGCTAACTACCATCCTCGGCCTGCGCAAAACCAAATATGACGCAGCCCTGCGTTCCTGCGCGGTCTGCCGTTGTTTCCTGCGCGCCAAAGTCCATTTCCCAATTAAGTCTCTCCTTGACAACGCTAACCCCGGGGTGCAAGAAATGTATCCGGGGTTCTGCTGGTTAAAGCAAGGCGGAGAAAATTACCGTGGCTAAAGTTACTGTCATGTTCCGCGCCGAGATCGGGTTCGATCCGCAACGTGGTTACGCAGCGGTGCTGACCGATATCCAGGGCGGTCGGATGAAAGGGATTAAAGGCAATTCCATTCGCAATCTCATGCGCAATGTCAGCGCGCAAATCTGCGAGCTGGAAGCTCACATGCGCCGCTTTCCCCTGGAACATGAAGCTCCAGTCATCATTACTCCAAACGGATTTTAACTTACGACAATGGATTGGGATATTTCACAGATCAACCATTCGCCCGATTGCCCCTCCCATGAATTTCAACTTTGGCAACGCTTTAAGGATGGGAAACGACAATACCGAGTCAAATGTTGTATTTGTAGGAAGGCCAGCCCGATCCTGGAGTTAGCTCCTTCCAACTGGAACGGATTAGAAGGCACTCAAAAAATCACGATCCCACAAATCAACGGGGTTTAAGCTATGCGCAAAAACGGTCATCGTAACGTCCGGGGCGGCGATAGGCGTCTCTCCGATCGCGGCTTTGGCGTCAATCGCGGAGGTGATCGTTAGGAAAGGCTAACAGAAATGGCCTCTGACGTTTATGGTGTGCGCTTGGCCAGTCTCGATCCCGAGACCAGGGAACGGCCTTCTTCCCGGATCGGCAACGCTTCCAATGCCCGAACCCTTGTCGAGCGGCTCAAATACGAGGACGATACCAGGATGTGGCGCTATACCAAGATCCAGGGGCTGATGGACGGTAACCCGCCCTGGAACGGCCAGAAATTGACCGATCTTGGCCAGGGTCATCGCGCTAATTTTAACTTGCGGGAAAGCGAAGGCATCGTTGAAGCGGCTAAAACCCCCTATTACGATCTCTTTTTTGAAGTCCCACGCTTTGCTTCCATCTTCTTTGACGTTGATGGGGTCGAACCCCATATCGTGGAGGCGTGGAACGATGCCGCTTCCGAAGAGTATTCCGAGACCCTGGCTGACTGGGGTAACTTGGACACCCAAGTCCAGCTTCACCAGTGGCAGATGATCGTTAACGGAGTCGGGCCGCTTTTCTGGCCCCACTATATAGGATGGCATTCTGAAGCGTGCAAGGCGCGCAAAGTCCTCGTCCCCCAGGAAACAAAGGCCAACGTGGACGAGCTGGAGCTGTGCGTCATCCTCCATTCCTATCGCGCCGATGAACTAGAAGGCTTTATTTCTCGCTTGGGTTACGACGAGAAAGGGCAAGGCTGGAACCGCGAGCTGTGCGAACAAGCCATTATCGATGTCTCGGTGCGCGAGATGCGCCAGACTTATGGCACCGAAAACTATGACATGTATCAGCGCGCTATTCGCACAGGGGATCTCTTTTACGGGATCCATTCTTCCGATCGGATCTATGTCGCCTCCATTTTTGTCAAGGAATTTGGCGGCAAAATAAGTCATTACATCATTACCGATCAACTTCTCGGCCACCAGGCGGAAGCCGTGAGCGATTTAGAAGAGGAAGCGGGTTATCTTTTCCGGCGGCGGAACAAGTTTGATTCTTTCTCGGAAGTGCTTTGTCCGTTCTTTTTTGATTCCGGCCCGGACGGCACCTGGCACGCAGTCAAAGGACTGGGGCCAAAGATCTATGATTTCTGCGATATTAGCAACCGCACTTTTTGCCAGATGCTGGACGGATCGGTGATTGGCTCCGGGGTTATCCTGGAAACCGCTGATGCTAATGCGCTCAGTGAAACCCAGATCGCCCTTGTCGGGGGCGCATCGGTTGTTGCGCCCGGTTACAAAGTCGTCCAGACCCGGATCGCGGAAAGCTTGGATGGGGCGATGGTCATGCGCCGGGAACTGCAAAATGTTCTCTCTAGCAACACCGGAAGCTATCGCCAGCCAACCGGCGAAGCCGTCCGACCCGAACCCACCTATGGCCAGGCCCAGCTCCTTTCCCAGCAACAGACCCTTCTTTCTAAAGGCGCGACAAATCGTTATTACAATAACCTGGACAAATGGCACCGGGAAACGTTGCGGCGCATCCTTGACCCGGCCCAGAGCGAGTCTATTCCCGGAGGAAAAGAAGCCTTGGCTTTTCGTGCCCGGTGCATGATGCGCGAGATCCCGGCGGAAGTCTTGCTCGCGCGCAATATCCGTAAAGTAATTGCCACCCGCTCCCTGGGCTATGGTTCCCCGACCCTGCGCGATATCACGACCCGGGAGCTAGTCACCATGATTCCTTACATGGACGAAGTGAGCCGTAACCACGCCCTGCGCGCGAGGGTCTCTTCCTTGCCCGGGGTCGGGATGCACAGTGTCGATTCTTACTTTCCGCCAATCGAAAAGAAAGGCGTGCCCAACGCCCATACCGCGATGGCGGTCTTGGAAAATAACGCGCTGCGCCAGCCCGGCGGGAAAGCCTTAGTCGAACCCATGCAGAATCATTCCATCCATTTTGATACTCACATGAAAGACGCGGCGGCTCATATCCAGGAACAGGGCGCACCTCCCATGATGCAAATGATCCATTTGAACCAGGCCGGGCCGCATATGGATCAGCATCTCCAGATGCTCCAAGGGGATCCAACCCGCAAAAACGAAGTCAAAGGCAAACGCAAAGCCCTCGATCAGCTTGGGCGCTATACCGACCAACTGCGCCAGCAACTGACCGAAAGCATGGGCGCGCAGCAAAGAGGCAATGGCGCTGCCCAGGGCGCGCCCGCTCAAGGACAGCAACCACCGCCTGATCCTTCCCTGATCCCCAAAATGGCCAAAGTCCAGGGCGATCTGCGCCTCAAAGCACAAAAAATGCAGGGCGATATGGCCTTGAAAGAACGCAAACAAGCCCATTCCGAGCAGCTCTCGGACAAAAAGGTCGCTTCCTCAATCCAGCGCGACAGCGCCCGGGCCGCCACCGATATCGCAATCAAAAGAAGGGGACAACAACAATAAGCTCTGTGACGATCGAACAATTTCGGCAACATAAGTTTTTACCCGCCCAATGGGCCAGGGAACTGGCCACCAACGGAATACTGCAAAGTGTCATGCGCTTAATGGAAGAAAATCATCCGGCCCGTTACGCCCTGCGCGCCGATCGAGATGACGACATTTCACCAACTCGCGCTTCGATCGAACTGGGGTTAACCCGGGGTTATAGTAAATATGCTGATACCCTGCGTATCCTGGCTGTGCCAATCCCCGGAGGAGCTGAAGCCATCGGGCCGCCTACCTATGAACAACCGCCAAAATAAGTAAGTTAGAAGTAAACAATTTAATTATGCCAGATCCTGTTATCGTTCCACCTACTCCGACCATCACTCAGCCAAGTAGCCCCGGAGATACTTCCCCGGGCATGGATCAAGTCCAGAAAGCTTTTGACCGGGTCTTACCCGCCATTAAACCGCTTCCTTCAACGCCGAAGGAGAAAGAGCAGGCCCAGAGCGTTCCGCCCAAGCCGGTAGAAAAAACCCAGGAAAGCGTAACTCCACCGCCTAAAACGGCCCAAGAACATGAGATCCCTTCCTTTTTAGAAGAAGCACTAAAACTAGAGCCAAGTCAAACCCCAACTGTTACTCCGCCTCCCCCGGAAATCGAAGTCGAGTGGAGCGAGGAATTGCCCCAGGAAGAACGAAAAAGCCGGATCAAAGGGTTGCGGGACGCTTACAAGGCCGCCAAAGCCGAACTGGCTCATCTGCGGGAACGTCCGGTGCGCGATCCAGGCGATGCCCAGCGCCTCGCGCAGCTCGAAACCCAGAACCGCAACATGCAGGCAATTCTTACCCGGGCCGGGGTGGAAAATTCCCCCGATTTCCAGCAAAACATTATGAACCCGCTCTATGCTTCCTGGAACGAAGCCGCCCGGATCGTCCGGGACGCTGGCGCTGATCCCCAGGAACTGGCCAAAGCAATGAGCTTAAACGGCAGGGCGCAGTTTGAAGCCCTGGACAGTCTCTTTAGCGAAATGCCCGAGAGCGCCAAAATGGAGGCCCATGACGCGCTGCGTTCCTATCGCCGCTTTGAAGACGCCCGGCGCAACGCCGTCGCTAACGCGCCCCGCACCTTGGAAGCCATCCGGGCGCGCGAAACCGAAGCCCAATACGCCCAGATCAATCGGCAGCGGGAGGAAATGAAAGGGATGTTTGAGCGCGCGCTAACCCGGTTGCGCGATGAAGCCAAAGTCGAAGTCTTCCAGAAAACAACTGATCAGAATGGCGACTGGTGGAACAAACAAGGTGAACGCCTCGTTGAAGCCGGACGCAATCTGTTCCTCGAAAACACCGATCTTGACCGGGTCGCTTACGCCTGTCTCCTCGCCCCGGCGGCGGACGCTTATCGCTCCCTCTTTATTAAGAGTCAGAAAAAAGTCGGTGAACTGCAAAAGTTTATCAAAGACCGCATCGGAAGCGAACCAACGCTATCGGAAAGCGGCGGCAACGTCGCTTCCGGCAGCCCGGAAATGAAAGATGATCTCAAAAAACCTTTTGTCGATGTGTTCCTCCGCGAGTTTCATCGCTCGCAACAGAAGAACCGGTAAGAACGTCAAACTGTCGATGCTGAGTGGCATCGCCCGCGCCGCTTCGCCTTTAGTGGTAAGGTTTGAGCGGGCGGCGCGGTAAACTTTTCACTTGACAATTACCCCGCGCTTCGTGTAAAACTTTTTCGGATGTAAAAAAAGCGCGTTCATCCAGCGTCAGGGCGTTATTAAAAGAGAAGATAGTCCCGCTTCTCAAACATTGGTGGCTGTTTAGACCCGGAGGTCAGCCAGCCGGGAAAAGGCGTGATGCCTCCTGTCTGCATTGGAGGAGGAACCCTCATCTCTGCCACACTGTTTGAGAAAAAAAAGAAAGGATTAACCTTCTAAGATGGCCTGCGAAAACATCAAGAACGCTTTCTACGCTCTTACAGGACAAGTCTCTCCGCGTCTGTATAACCGGATCAGCATCAACGATCCCTGGGTTGCTTATGTCGAAAAAGGCGAATGGCCTACCGGCATGGGTTTCACCATCAATTCAATGCTGCTGGAACGCACTTTAACCGACTCGGAAACTGGGACAGAATGGGTCGCCGCCACACCTTCGGGCAGCGGCGATATCGCAACGGCTAACAACAACTGCTTGCCCACTCCTGAAGTCCTCAAGTTTGGTCAAACGCTCACCCCGTTTACCATGGCTCGCAGAAATATCCAGACGGAAAATTTCTGCATCAACGATCTGCAAAACGATTTTATGATCGCCCAGGTCTTGAGCAACGTCATGGATCAGCTTGAGACAACCACGGAATGGGTCTGGAGTAACCGGTTTCAAAACGAGTATTACAATCTTTGCGATCATAAGATCACCGAGAAACAGACTGGTTTTGATATCACCGGGACAGCCCACGATTTTGTCGGTAACCCGCCGACAAGCCGTCTGCTCCAGGGGACACTGGAACAAATCTATTCTCAACTGGTCTTAGACGGAGCCGTCGCCACCGCTGGCGCGATCGGCAAAGGCGCAAACGATCAACCGATCTTTGCTCTCTTTACCGATGATGTGACCAGCCGCGACCTGATTCGTCAGGATCCAGATCTGCGCATGGATTTCCGGTATGCTGACCCGGATAAACTCATCAACACACTGGGCACCCCTTATAGCTACAACGGCTATAAACATGTCTGGTTAAAGTTCCCGCCGCGTTACGATGCGACCGGGGCGAGGATTTATCCCTATTCAGCGCCGACCCAGACGACCAAAGGATGGAAACGGATCATTAATAGCGCATACATTTATGCGCCGTATCAGGTCAGTTTCATCTTTATCCCGACTGTCTTTACTTGTCTCTACGAGAGGCCCAGCACAGCTCCAGGGGGTTCGGTCAAGTTCGATTACGCTAGTCACATGGGCGAGTTTCAGTTTCTTGTCATCCCCGACAAGGCTTGCAACCCGCGCGGTGAACTCGGCTTTTTTGATGCGCTCTACGCATCAGCAAGCCAGCCGGGTCACACCTACCTGGGCTACGCAATCGCGCATGTCCACTGCCCGGCACTGCGCACGCCTCATCCTAGCTGCTATAGCTAAAGCGTGAAATTCGGCGACCTCTGCCAGCTCAACTTTCCCGAAAAGGAGTAAGGGTTGGCGGAGGAATCGAGTTTCAAACTTTGTTTCCAAAGGCGTAAGCTATGGCAATCCAATCAATCCAGATCTCTGGTTTCCAGGATTTTGTCCAACCGGTTGATTTGCCCACTATCTACCGGGGACTGCCCTTTGGCCCGCTCCAGATCTCCCTGGCCGACAGCAGCGGAAACCCGATCGATATCACCGGGGCGGTAATCCGATGCGGAAACCAGTTTATTAATTTCCTGGTTACCATTATCAGCCTGACCGGTGGTTCCTTTACTATTTCCCAGAGCGAAAACACCACCGCTTCTTATCCGTTGGGCAGATATCCTTATGACCTGACTGCGTTTCCGATTCAGCAAAAACCGCTCTTTGGCGGTTTTGTCTCTGTCAAGCAACCCCAGTCAATCCAGCAATCTTCCGTGCTTTGAAGCAATTATGGCTGATGATATCAGAGTCATAATCTCTCCCCCGGTCACCCAGATTAACTCGATCCCGGATGGAACCGTTAAAAGCGGCTCCGTCATTTCAACTAATGTGGCTGATCCTGTCTCGCCTGCGACCGGTTCGGTCGCAACTTACAGTTCCACGTCCGACAAACGTTTCCACGACAAAAACGAGGCCGGAGTTGTGGGGACAACCATTGTCGCCCGGGTTGGAACAGCCAATAATTTTGTGAGCGGTATTTCTCCTGCCGGAGTTCTCTCTTTTGCTGTTCCGTCAGCACTTGCCAATATCATTACCCCAGGAACAATCGGTTCACCGACACTTACCCCGGTCATAACATATAACGCCCAAGGACTCATTACCGGGGTTGTAAGCGCAAGCACCACTCCGTCCCTTCCTAATATCATCACTGCTGGGAACGCCGGTTCAGCTCTCCTCATACCTGTAATAACATATAATGCTCAGGGACTCATTAGCGCAATTTCAACTGCGCCAAACACCGGGGACTGGTCGGTTGCCAAGGTCAGCGGTGCCGATGTGACTACGACCGGACAAGTCCTGGTAGATATTACCGGTCTGGTTAGCGTTCCACTTCTTCCGAGCACTCTTTACCAGATCTGGGCCACTCTACTTTCTACCACGACCTCCGATGTCGCCG